TCTAAATTATCAAAAAACCCATAAGTATATAAATCTCTCCATCTAAATTGTTGGTCAGATTCTGAATAGAATGAATATTCCGGTAATTGGTCAATAAATTCAACATTTCCAGTTTCAATATAATCTGAAAATACTTTTAAAGTCATTTTATTATGTGGAGCATAATAAAATCCTTTAGAATTTGTATCCACAAAATCAGAAGTTTGAAAAACAGTTTGATTATAATTTATCTTTTGATAATATGGTGAAATAACTCTTTCAAGTTGTTCATAGTCATTCCATTCACAAAAATCACCATATAAAACATCATCTTTAGTTAAATTTTGATTATAATAAAATGTTTTAGTCGCACCACTAGTTAAAGTGTATGATGATGATGGAACATCTTTACAAGTTGATTCAAAATTATTTAAATCCCAATAATCCGTTAAGTCTTTAGTTAAATTAAATTCCCACCCTTCTTTTAAACCAAAACCAAATGATGGTTCATTAAAATAACCCGAATATCCTTTATTAATAATTGTCAAATATAATTCACTCAAAGGTCGTTTTTGATTGTCTTTATATCCCGCAAAATTTAAATCATAGGCAGATGTTATATTGTAAGAATTACTACTAGTTTTTTGAGATATCCTTGAAATTTGATTTGGAGTTATTGAACTATATTCAAATTGTTTCTTCTCATTAAATACATTTTTTTCAAAACCATTTTTAGTTATAATCAAATCTTCAAGATTAGTTATTACTTTATGTTTTCGTACATAATACTTTGATTTTGTTTCAACCAAATTATCAGGGTTAATTACTCTTTTGAAAAATCCGTATACATTATCCGCAAAAGTATTTCCTGTATAACCAATATTAAATACATTGAACACATAAGGGTCGCTATCAAACAACCCATTACCTAAGGAATATACTTGAAATATGTTTGAGTTTCGATATGTTAATGATAATTCAACATATTCATCTACAGATAACCCATGGGGTGCAATACATTTAAATGATACTAACCCATTACCATTAATTTCTATATTTTCAATAATAAAAGGAATACCTTCTTGAGCCTGCCAATCAAAATCAGGTACTTGGTTATTTTCAGGTGTATAATATGATAATTTTTTAGTATAATCGTTTTCAAATGGATATGTTAAATAATACATCCAATTGTAAGTGTAAGCGCTTTTTGACTTATAAGGAAATTGTTGGTTATCAACAATTGGTCTAAAAAAATCAAACTCGTAATATTGAGGAAACCCTTTCCAAATCCCACTAACCGTTGAGTTTTCAGCGTCAACATAATATAAGTTATATTGGAATGGTAAATAAGTAGTACTACCAATATAAGTGTTATCATATACATAATTCACTTTAAATGTTGGTCTAAAAACCGTACACGCCTGTCTCTCATCATCATAAACCTGAGCCAAACTAATCGTCACACTTCTATCGTATTCCGTAATTTGTTGACTTTGTTGATTTAAGGATATAGTTACTCTTTCATCAACTGATGGTGCTCCTTTATATTTTAATCCACTAGGTATTATTGTGAAATTATTCATCTATCGAATATTTTTCTTTAAATTTATCTAAAGCAGTTTCCCCTTTAATTACTCCAAAATAAAAATGGTTTGGAGCCCCTACTAAAATTTTTGTTTCATAATTTCCACCATTCAAACTATAATTAAAGTTGCCATAACTTGTTCCTGACACATTAAAAATATACCCTCTAGCAAATGTATCACTAACAGGATAACTAGATGGTATCATATAACTTGGTGTTATAATATCTCTTCTATCAAGAGACTGATAATTTCTAGAAAAAATACCTCCTCCTGTAGTATTATTTGTCAACCAAGAATTTTTTTCACTACCAAAAGCACCTGCGATATCGTTTTGTGGATTTGGTACAATTTCCCATTGGTAAAATGGTACTTCTTGAGATTTAATTCCGTATTTATAAGTAAGTGCGTTAGCATTATTTGAAGGTCTAAAATCAATAACCCCGGGAGTTAAAAAATCTTTATTTTGTAAGTCTTGAGTTGTTGAAGAAAAGAAAATTGCCATTGTAGGTTGTGTAGTATTTCCATTAAACCCAACAATTCTTACCGGGTCTGAAGCCGAATCAGTTGCCTGATAAAATTCAGGTGAGAATGGAATAACACCAAATTCAGAATTTATTGACATTGCCTGTGCTAAATCACCATCAATTCTTCTTGAACTACCATTTCTTGAGAATAATTGTTGTAATGAGTTATCCCCAAACGCCAATATTTGTTCTAAAAACCCTTCATCTGTTATCCTACTTATAACAAATAAATTTACCAAATCAGAGGTGTCTGAATAACTTGTTGGATTTAAACTCTTCATTATATATCCCTTAGCCGATGGGTCAAATAATATTTCTTGGTAGAAATCATCTTTTATACCTAAATTAATAATGGTTGAAGGGAATAAAAGATTTCTTTTATTGACCGGAGCACTTAATCCATTTATCGGCCTTCCAACAAATCGACCAGTACCCGTAGTAGTATTTGTAATGTTATAAGGAGAACTTCTGTAATAGAAATTATTACTACTTTTGTCAAAATAAACTACTTCACTAGCAAAAATAGGGTCAGATGGTTGATTATTTCTATTGTAATAAATATCAACTTGTATTGGGAACATGTATAAACTACCATTAACCCAATTATTCATGAATGATTGAGATAATACTCCTCTACACAGACCATAAAAAAATCTAAACCTAAATCCCCATTCAGCGAATGTTTTTAAATCTTTTGATAAATCAAACAACGGGTTGTTCATCATAATATAACAACCATTTTCAACAGTATCTCCCTCTTGACAACCAGGTTTAACACCAAAAGTATTTCCAATACCATCACCTTTTGTATTAAAATCTGAAACATAACAACCCAATCCTACCATATTTTCACAATCACCTAATGTGGTGAGAGCGTTATTTGCACCGGGTAAACCCCCAATGTCAGGTGAAACCATATCAGACCCTAATTCAATAGTTGGATTATTAAAAGATAATCCCCCTCCACCAACATCATACACAGCAAAACCTAAATTTTGTTGTAATAAACTAACACTACCATTTAAATTCTCATCATTATCAATATAATCTGAAGATGGTAGTCTATCAGTTCTCATAACAATCAAATTAGAGTTACTCATATTAACTTCATTTGCACCTGAAAATTGTGGATATAATATTGGGCTAAAATATGCCGAGTTACCTAACGGATATGGGGAATCCAATCCCCTAAAACCTGATTGACAACCTGTTTGTAAATCACCAGGTTGGTTAGTACACACAAATCTAGTCGCATAAAATTTACCAACAGTTAAAATTGCTGCACCTGATAAATCTTCGGAATTATCATATAAATTATCCGCAGGTGATTGTGAATAACATCTATTTGTTGTTTTACTAGCAACACCGGTAAAACCATTCGACGGAATAGGGTCAACATAATTACTAGATGAAAGAAATGGAAGTGTATAAATCGAGTAAACTTTAGATAAATCTCTATCCAAAGCCCCGTAATACCCAACATTTGGAGTTGTATAAGCACTATAACTACTACTGTTAGGTTTATAGAAATAAGATGAATATGTTATATTTTGTTGGTTATTATGTTTTTGAACTGAAATACCATTACCGCTCGGTAAATTCTGTATTGGTATATTCATCCTTGTCATTGCGGTAAAAGTTACAGCATCTTCAGTTGGGTGTCCTAAAATTCTTCCTATACCATATTTATTTATCATTAAAGGTGAGTATGGGTCAACACCTCTTTGTAATATTAAAATTTTCTGGCTACTATAATCTGTAAAATTAGATGTTGGTAATGAGAAAATTGCATTTGGGAAGTTGTCTGCCGAAACAAAAGACGCGTTAGGTACACCAAGGTAATCGTAATTTGGGTACCGTAAAGGTAACCAACCTGAATCACTATCACCATTTGCGAACCCAATACTAAATAATCTATTCGGAGCGTTTAATGTTTTCCAAAAACTTGGACCACTATTATTATAATTTGGAATTGAATATTGAGGTTGTCCGTTTACTATCGTTTGATTTATAGTAATAGCTGTTAAAACTTGGTAATATTCAATATCAGAAGGATAAATATACCTTTGACAACCTTCACCAATAGAAGTAATTTCATAATCTGCAGTACCACCTGATTGAGACAAATCAATACAATTAGAATTTGTAATACCTGTGATAATAGGATTATCCGGAGTTATAGTTTCGGCAGTAAATGAAAGCACAACTTTATCTCCAGCACAAGTTCTATATGAAACAGTTCCCGGTTCTTTCACTTCTATGGTCATACTTGTAACACACTCAGAAGGGAAAGCCGGAATATCATATAATACCGGAGATTGAGCTCCAGCATAACTTACACTAGCAGTAAATGCACTTGTTGTGATAATACCATTAATACCATTTACCGCATATCCCGCTTGAGTTGTCCCTGTTAATATATAATTTTTATCCTTACTTTTGTTAGTATTAACAAACGATAATAAAGTACCTGGTTCTATATCTTGTGTTGATAACACAGTTAACGTGTTATCAAAATGATGTTTATTCCCGTTTGTTGGAGTTGAAAAAGTAACTTTGATTTTATTTACGTTGTCAAAGAATTTTTTTCGAGTGTTATAAACATTAACTCTTTCACCAGGTGGTAAAGTAATTCCTTGGTATAAACTCTGAGCTTCATTAGGAAATGTATACAGATTAGACGTTAGTGTTTTAAATTTTAAAGGATTTTCATTTTTACCTGCTTGTCCTGCAAGCGCAACCCCTTCCCCTATTGATTCTAATTGAAAATATAATTCGAAATTATCATCCGTAGCGGGTATCCCGGGCCAAGACCTATTGATACTTAGGTTGTTTTGAGTAAGAGTCTCGTTATATTGATTTCCATCAGATACTTGCGAAATTAACCCTGCAGAAGGAGGACTACCATTTTCAGTATCCGGATTTGGTTTTGTTGTTTCAGACACACATTCACAAGTTTGACATTCAGGATAGGTAATCATTGGTAACTTCATTCTACCAAATTTATATGAAACAATCTGTTTAAATTTAAGTGCCAAAAATAACGCTATTGCCGTCCATAATAACCCTTTTAAAACAAATGGCGCGATAAGTAACAACAATCCAAATGAAAATCCTGTAGCCCCTGCTGCCGCGGCATATGCTGCAGAAAACTCATAAACGGCATTAAGACCAAATTGAATAATAAAATAAGCTAAAATTGGTACTGCAAAATTATTCCATAAAAAAGCAATAAAATGATAAACAATTAACAAGGGTATTCCTATTAATTGAATAATTTGAAGTATTAAAGAAAAAATAAAAAAGAATAAATCGAAATTTCTGAACCCGTCATTTACCGGAAATTTATTTACCGTATCTTCACATTCTTGTGAATCAATCTCTTTAATACCAATAAATCTCCCTTTACCACCATTTTTAAATTGGTCTATAAAATTTGAAACAGTGTAAACCCTATTAAATTGAAACTGATAAAATGTGTCTTCACAATTAATTTTAGAATCTAATATATTATTTCTTAAGGTTACTTGAGGTCCACTATTCCCCACAAATCCTTTTGTATATCCACTCCAAGCTAACCCAAAGTAATAAGACCCTTCTTGTCTATCAGGATTAGTTACCGTACTAGCTCCCCACCCATATTCTTTAACATTTGGAATTAAATAATGAGGTCTTCTTGTCTGTTCTGAAACCGCACCTGATTGTGACCATTTTACTTTAAAACGATATCTCCCTTTTGTCGGAATTCCTACAGTCGGGTCGTTTGATAAAACTTTCTCCCCAAATTCATTAGTAATAAAATAATCTAAATTCATTGGTAATTCAGTCATCCACACACCATTACCATCAATAATATTTCCTGATTGTTCTAATTGAAATTGTTCTAATATTGGATTACCATCACTATCTTCTTGTATGGTTTGTCTAATTGCCAAAATTTGACCTGGTCCCGTAGTTAAGCTACATAAATTACCCATGTCATCTCTTGGTCTTGCATTTTTTCTTAATCTGAATGAATCCGATGTTGAATAAATTGAACCCATAAAAACCGATGTTGGTTGAATATCAATGTTTGCATCATCTCTAAGGTCAAAATCCATTCGGTTCACGGCAATTTGACATATATCAGGGTCACCCCATAATGGACTAACGTCTAATTGTTTTGTTAATGAAACTATTTGAGGTAAAGAACTTAAGTCAGTTGAAGTTTTAAATCTGTTACCGGCAACTTGTCCTTCTGTGGCCAACCCCATTCTAATTAAATCTTGAGGAGTTAATGAGAATTCACCAATATCGGATAAATCAACATCCATTACTAATGTTTGAGACCCTAATGGAACACCCATAATCATATAATCACCACTCTCATTTGTTTTAGTGGCGTATTTGAAATATGTGTCGTATATTTCAACGGCAGTTGAACCAGTTAAACTATCTTCTCTTGTTGGTAAAGTTCCTGTTGCGGCATGAGCGGAATAAGATTTTTCGTAAGGTAATAAATTGTAACGATAACCATCCTCATTCTTATCTGTTGGTGATTTGTAAGGATATATACTTGAAATTAATGGATTAGATTCATCTACCGCGCTAATTGGTATAAAAACTGAAACTCGAGCATTTGGAATACCAAATCCATTATTAGCAGTAACCCTACCAACAATTACACCATACTCAGCACAACTTCTTGTGTAAACATCAGCTTGTTGTATTTTTAATGATAATATTTCTAAAAACTCAAAATCTTGCTCCAACTCAACGTTAATAGTTTTGTTGACACCTAATTCGGTTTTAATTCTATAAGACTGACCCATGCAATTCTTTTAATTAATAAATAGTTTATGTGTTATTTTTAAAATTCACACACCTTACTTTTAATTATAAGATAGTTGGGTGATAAATAAACCTGTTATGAAAAGGTAACTGATTGGAAATTTTTAACTGAAACCCTAATGTCTTTATTAGGATATCTAATTTGATATACTTGAGATGGTTGAGCAAAAATTGTATCATCAACCGGAGCAATTTCTTTTGTTTCCAAATTACTATATTCCATAGATGTTTCGGAAGAAGAATATTGTCCACCAACATTATTATAAACATTTAATCCAGCAACAGTTAAAACTCCATTTTGATTTTGAACAATACTTCTTATTTCAGATAAATAAACATTTTGACCTAACTCCCTTGTTTGTGGATTAAGATAAGTCGAAATTCTATCAACCACATCAGAAATAACTTGTCCTGAATTTTGAGCAGAATCTAACACAATTTGAACGTCAATACTTAAGTCAATAACATCAGCTGTTAAAATTGAAATATAATCGTTCATCATTCTATAATTGGATAGGTAATTTGCAACATTTTGTCTTAAAGTGTCAGACACAATACTTGTTAATTTACCAGAAGTATCATACGATAATAATTGAATTAATATCTTATTATTATTCTCAGTTATGGATACTTTTGCAGGTGCACCAAACTCTGATGGCATATTTCTAATAATTGATTCGTAATCTTGTACCGTTACCGCTCTTTTTTGAGCTGAGAAATTAAATGAAACGTAATTTCTAATCTCCTCTAATGAAGGAGTCCCTGCACCACCAATCGCGGCAGTAACGTTATTACATCTTAGTGAATTAACAACAGATGAATTAGTTGACTCAGATGGTCCGTTTACAAAGAAATTAACAGTACCAACTTGATTAATCACATTTGTTCCTAAATTTGTCGCTAAACCACCACCAACTCGATACTGAACAAATAATGTGGAATTAGGTTTTAAAGCTGACCCCAATGAAAAGTTGTTTGAATATCTTTGTAAGTCAATTGTCGCTCCAACTGTTGTAAATTGGTCTAATGCGTCTTGGGCGGTATTTGTTCCACCACCAAAAGTCATCTTTTTAAATCCTTCGGAGGTATATTCACTTATAAATCTATCTTGTGTTTGAATGTATCTACCAACTTTAATACCCGGTTGGTCTGAAACTTTAGTTGGGTCTTCAATAAAAACTCTGTCTTCCGCCAACGAATCAACTTCATACCATTTATTTTCAACACCTAAAAATTCCGCAGTCGAAGGAATATTAGTGTATTCAGTCCCACTCTTAAGTAATACACTTGTAATACCTAATACATTTTTTTCAGGTAAAAATAATTCAAAGAATGGTTTTACGTCATTAGGAGTAATCACTCTTTTAAACACTTTAGTAATACCATTAACAACCAATTCTCGTTTAGTAATGGTATAATTAATTAAAACGTTATTAGCATTAAAATTTGGTATTTTTAATCTATTTGGAAATCCTTGAGCATTATATGGTGATGTAAAATCAATATCATATATGTTTTCAAAAACAATACCCGCTCCAACAACTTGAGACCCTCTTGTTAATGTACCTAAGTATCTTTCATCTTCTTTATCCCCAAAAGCAGGAACCGTAATTGAAAAATCTACCAAAGAAACAGATGGTCTCTGACCCGGTAATTTTAATCCATAAGTTCTTGCAATGTTATAAATTGAAGACCTTTGTTGAGCATATTGTAGAACCGTTTCTTGAATACTTCTATCAATATGATAATGTAAATTATCTGCAACCGCAGCATTCAAATCTAAGAATACCGAGAATACCGAAGCATCATTGAAATCCTGTATTAATTCAGGGTAATAAGTTCTTACATAGTTTAATAATTCAGTTCTTATTCCTTGATAATCTCTTGTAGTATATGATATATTACGATTTGCCATATGATATTAAATATTAATGATAACGAAATCACTCGGTCCAAAAGTTGAATTGTTTGTCGAGTAATCTATTTTTATTTTTGCAGTATACTCTGAAGTCCCTTTACCAGGAAATCTATAAATTGACGATTCACTTGTTCCTATTGTTGCCATCCCTGTTGCTAAATCAACTTCTTCTTGAGGGTCAGCAGGACTTATTGTAATTTGATTTAATAATAAATTTGGCATAAAAGTACCTACAGCATCTCGAATATCAGATTCAATAGCATCAAATGTTAATCCGTCAAATGGTTCAAACAAAAACTCATAAAGTCTTGTACCAAATGTCGGTAAATAATATCGAGAACCTTTTCGAGTTAAAAGTAAGTGAATTAAGTCCGCTTTAATTTCCTGAGATTCATATTCCGTAAGTTGTAAATAGTCACCCTTTACTGAATCCCTAAAAGGAAAATTAAGTCCATATGTTGTTCCGTCTGCCATATCTATAATTATAGTGTTATGATTATTTCTTATAAATACCTAAAAATAAAAAATCCCGACATTGCCGGGATTAATATAATTATCGGTAATTTTATTATGAACCACATCCAAAACATTCAAATTCTGAATCTGTTGGTTTTACTGTAGGTTCAACAAGATTCACTTTTGGTTTTTCTTGTTTAATAGTTTGTTGATTCACTTTTGAAATATCAACCGCTAAGTGTTTTGCTCCGGTAGATATCGCTTTAGTTCTAACATAATAACAAAGAGTTTTCAATCCTTTACCCCATGAATGGAAATGAGATGATGAAATTTTTGATAACGTTGGTTCAGACATATAGATATTCATTGATTGTGATTGGTCAATAAACGGTGCTCTGTCAGCCGCCATATCAATAAGTTCTCTTTGAGATATCTCCCAAATTGTTTTGTATTTTGGTATTAAGTGTTCAATTCTTTTAACTTTCTTGTTGTAATTCTTATCTTCGACATCAAGATATTGATTAAAATTAATGTTTTGAATAGACCCTTCGTTCATGATAATTTCATTCTTTAAATCTTCACTCCAAACCCCTAATTTTTCAAAATCAGTAATTAAATATTTGTTTACAATAAGAATCTCACCACCAACTACACGACGATTAAATAATGCCGAGTGAGCTGGTTCTGTCATTTCAAATGAACCTGTAATTTTAGCCGAAGATGCCACCGGCATTTGAGCAGTAAATAACGAGTTACAAACTCCATATTCTGATACTTTATCTTTCAATCCCATCCAATCCCAACGACCTGATAAATTATCCTCATTCATTCCCCACATATCAAATTGGAATATACCCTTTGACATTGGTGAACCTTTAAAGAATTCATATGGTCTGTATAAACCTTGTTGACATAAATAAGAACTCTCCGTGATTGCCGCGAAATAGATTGTTTCAAAAATATCTTTATTAAGTTTTTTCGCCTCTTCAGATGTAAAAATGAAATCCATTAAATAAAATACGTCTGCCAACCCTTGAGTTCCAATTGCAATTGCTCTTTGTTCTAAACCACCTTTTCTACCTTGCTCAGTTGAATAACTATTAATATCAACAACTTTGTTAAGTGCTCTCACAACTTTCCTAACTTCATTGTAAAGTAAGTTAAAATCAAATTCTCCTTTAATAATAAAGTTTTTCAACACCATAGAAGATAACGTACAGATTGCAGTTGTTTCTTCATCAGTATATTGGTAAATCTCATTACATAAGTTAGATTGTTTAATCACCCCAATGTTTTGATGGTTTGTTTTTCTATTCGCACTATCCTTAGAACATAAGTAAGGAACTCCTGTTTCAACCTGAGATTCAATAATCTTATTCCAAATTGTTTGAGCTTTCACTTTTTTACCAAGACCAAGTTCAACCGCTTTGTTGTAGTTTTCCTCATACTCATCACCATAAGTTTCCTGTAATGGTTTGATACCGGCCTTTTTAATGTCATTAGGACAGAACAAATACCAATCCCCATTGTTTTTAACAGCATTCATAAAGTTATCCGGTAACCAAATTGACGTGAATAAATCTCTTGCCCTCATCTCTTCAGCACCTGTGTTCTTTTTGATATCAAGTAAATCAATAATGTCTTTATGCCAAGGTTCAATGTAGATAGCGGCACTACCCGGTCTTCTTCCTTGTTGATTAAAGAAACGTAAAGATTCATTAACAATTTTAAGGTATTTCAATAAACCTCCCGCAAATCCACCTGATGAATTAATTCTACTTTCTTTACTGCGAATGTTAGACATACATAAACCAATTCCTGCAGCATCCGAAGAGTACGTTGAAATATCATTTAATGTTTGTAATAAACCTTCTCTTGAATCCCCGTGATTGTATTTCAATACACAAGACGCTAGTTGAGGTGTTTTAGTTCCCGCGTTAATCATAATTGGTGTTGCAGGAGAAATAAGTTGATTTGACAAAGAATTGTAATATTCAACCGCCTCTTCAAATGATTTAGTCACCCATAGAGCAACTCTCATATACATATGTTGTGGTCTTTCAATTACTTTACCTTCAGGAGTTTTCAACAAATACATTTCTTGTAATGAACGCCAAGCAAAATAATCAAAATTGTAATCATTCTCGTGATTAATTACAGAATCAATATTTTCAGGACCATATAGTTCAATAGTTTCCATTAACATATCATTAATAACTCCATCAACGTGCAATGTGTGCATTGTGTTACAAAAACTTTCATCAGTTTCTTTATGGTATGCAGAAATAGCAACAGATGACGCTAATCTTGAGTAGTCGTGATGACTACCTGTATAAGACGCCGCTATTTCATATACTAATTTATCTAACTCTTTAGTTGTAATAAATCCTTCAGTTGGTACTGAAGTAATTACTTTAATGAAAATCTCGTCTGAGTTAACATTTAACCCTCTAGACGCTCGTTTAACTCTATTGTAAATTTTTTGGGGGTTAAATGAAACCTCATCTCCCCCTCTTTTTTTAATTTTTAATGACATCATGTTTTTTTAATTAGAAATCGTCAGTGAATGTTAGTGATTCACCTAATTTAGCCTTTTGGTATTCCATTGTTCTTGATTCAAAAAAGTTTCCTTTAGTCTCAACAGCAATTTGTTCCATAAATTTGAATGGTTGTTCAACATTGAATTGTTTTTTACATCCAAATTTAACTAATAGACCATCTGTTACAAATTCTAAATATTGTTTCATCAAATTAGAATTCATACCAATTAAAGATACAGGTAAAGATTCTGTAATAAATTCTTTTTCAATCTCTAATGCAGATAATAAAATTTCTTTGATTCTTTTTTCACTTGGTTTGTTCTCGACGTGATTGTTAATCAAATGAATAGCAAAATCACAATGTAAATTCTCATCTTTAAAGATAAGTGAATTAGCATTACATAAACCTTGCATTATTCCTCTTGATTTCAACCAAAAAATTGAACAGAATGAACCTGAGAAGAAGATACCTTCAACAGCTGCGAAGGCAACTAATCTTTCTTGGAAGGAAGCGTTCTCAATCCAATCAAGAGCCCATTTAGCTTTCTTTTGAACTGCCGGTAATCGGTCAATCGCATGGAAACATTCATCTTTTTCTGTTTCATCAGACACATAAGTGTCAATTAATAATGAATACATTAACGAGTGAATATTCTCCATCATAATTTGAAATCCGTAAAAGAACTTTGCTTCAGCGTACTGAACCTCTTTTAAGAAATTCTCAGCTAAGTTCTCATTTACAATACCATCAGATGCCGCAAAAAACGCCAATATATTTTTAAGAAAGTATCTCTCATTATCAGATAGGTTTTCCCAATCTCTAATATCGTTAGATAAATCCACTTCTTCCGCAGTCCAAAACGCCGCTTGGTGTTGTTTATAAAATTCCCATATATCATTATGTTCAATAGGGAATATGACAAATCTGTCATTATTTGGTTCTAATATTTTTTCTTTCATGTTTTAAATTAAATTTGTTGTTGACTCTGTTCTCTTTGTTTTCTTTTTTCCAATAGTTCTTTAACCCTATCTCTTTTTCTATCTTCTTGTTGTTCTTCAAATCCTAAGAATGTTACTGAACTTTCAGTATCAATCTCAAGTAATTCATTATTGAATTTACAATTCTCAAAAACAACCCCATCCTGACCTAAACGACTTTTAGTAATCGCAATAGTTGCAAGACCCATTTCTTTTTGTTGTAATGTTTTAGCCACGGAAATAATTACGTGTCCAACTTGTGCCTTTTTAATTGACCCACCCATTTGGTCTGTAGTTACAACTTCAGATGAAATTGACGCTCTGTTACCTTGTGTTGCAGTCCACCCAACTAAATCAAGTTCGTGGCACATTGCTTCAAATCCTCTCATTACAGACCCTTCAGCTTTCCACTCATCTTTACTACTTGATTCCGGTAATACACAATCAATATAGTCTAATAAAACCATATCAAGTTTAACTCCATCGGCAATCATCTTTCTAACCTGATTCTTAATTTGACTCATAGTCATCGTGTCCGATGCTAACTTTTTCAAAACCAATCGATTTTGCATTGTCTCTTTAATCTCAGTAATTTTACTCATTACCTCTTCTTTATTTTGAACCAAATTATCCGGTTCAATACCAGTCCACATTGTGAAATGTTTTCTTTGTATGATTTTTGGATTGTCTTCAAAAAATATTTGAAGTACGTTATAACCAAGGTTAAACGCTGTGTTTGAAATTTTAGATAAGATAGTCGTCTTACCAACACCCGTTGGTGCTAATATAACTCCAATCTCACCTTTAGCCAAACCACCTTTAAGTAGTTTGTCAATTCCTTTAATACCCATTGGAATTGGGTGACGATAATCCTCATCAAGTACAGTGTCTAAATTAGCGAAGATATCCGTTTGACCTTTATCTATTTCACCAACCTGTAATGCCTCTCTCACAAGTCCTTCTACCTTATCATAAGACTCGAAATCACCTTGAGTAATAATCTTTTGAGCTTTGTCCATCGCCTTTTGAAGTTCTTGTTGTTTACAGAACTTCAAGGCTTTCTCCTGAACGAAAGTAGACCCTTCAAATGGTGCCTCTTTAACTTGTGTTAATGTATCCAAAACAATCTTGGCAACCATCTCTTGGGAGATTTCAGACTTAACTATCTGCTCAAGAGTATCGAAATTAGGAGTAGATTCATATTTCTTGTGATACTCTTTTGTCATTTGTAAAATGATTTTAAAGTACTTGTTGTCGAAATAGATTGGTTCAATAACATCCATAATTGAAGATGAAAAGTCCTTATCTAATATAATCTGATTCAGTAATTGTAATTGAAATGTGTTCCCTAAATAATCGAAATTTTTGTTCATAAATTGTTTTAAAAGTTACCCTTGTATTATTAAATACTTACTTACTTAAGTCAAGTTCCAAATAATTGTAACTTAATTTTTTATCTGAAAAAATGTCAGTCAATCCTCGAAGTGTTTCCTTCAAGAAAGGTCTTACATCGACAGTATAACGAACTTTTGGTGGATAAAATTTTCCGTCAAAAATTCTATGACAAATTGTCTGTTCTCCTAATTTGATGATAATGTTAAACATTTCAGGTCCATCAGTGAACGATGTGTCCATAATACTTGGGTCATGAATAATAGAATCTTTGTTGTCCATCATGTAGACTAAAGTCTTCATTTTCAAGTATTCTTGAAGTTCTTCTTTGAATTCCGCAAGGAATTCATATAGTTCAACCGAACTTTTTGCTTTTGGGTTAAACCCTCTTACGTTAAAGAATCTTTGGACTACGATGTTATCGTTTAATGTCAATAAAAATTCCATCTTAGTACTTTCTTGTTCTCTCATAAATTTAATTTTTGTTTGTGTTACGTTTTTCTTTTCTTGTTAATTTCATGAATGGTCTTAGGAAGTTCACCCAAGCTTCATCGTTTTTTGGAAGATATTTGAAGAGACCATCTTCCATCATAAGTCTCATTAAATTTTTATATCCCCTATCTGTCGGGTCAATAGTGTCTGTGATAATTTGGTCAACTAATTCTTTTCCATCGTCTGTTATTAAAGGGTTAGATAAATTAACTATTTTTTCGTTTGTAGTATAAAACTCTTCACCAATTATACCATTTTTTGTTTTACCAGTCAAAATATTTTCCAATACTTTTGATTTCTTTTCTTGCAGGAGAATCCCCGCATTAACTCTTATTTCGTTAATAGTGCATGGTTTAACCAGCATATCCGGGAATAATTTAACCAAAGTTTTTTCACCTAAACCTTCAATTCCACTAATATTATCTGAACTATCTCCGGTAAGAATCTTACAAAGTAATACATTATAATGTGGTATCTGAACTTTATTTATGGTAATCATATCACCCTGTTTAAAGTATTGTTTTGCGTTTGGCGAGTAAATGGTTACCTTATTCGAAATAAGCTGTGTAAGGTCCTTATCTGACGAAAAAATGGTAATCTCTTCGTTAGTCGCCTTTTGACAATAATAAGCAATCAAGTCATCCGCCTCGTTGTAAACCATCTCAACTTGTCTAACAAAGACTTCCTCAAGATATTCTTTAATACGAGCGTTTTGTTGTAGATATGATTCGTACTTAAACTCATTCATATCTTGTTTTCTATTTCCCTTATACTGTGGATAAAGTTCTTTCCGAGTGGATGAACTATGTTCGGCATCCCAGAACACAACTACCTTATCGTAGTTATGTTCCTCAAGGAATTTCCGAATTGTATTTATAAAGTGGTAAATAGCACCTAAGTGACTTCCGTCGCTATAGAGGTCTTTTACTCCGTGGAATCCAATTTTCATTAAGTTGGACCCGTCTACTAATAATGTTTTAATCACATTGGTGATTTAGAGGTGAATAATACTTTAAAATTCTCTTTCTTCTTTTTCTTCTTTTAGGTCGAAGTCACCATCAGTTCCGATAATATCCTTCCAATATTCTGCGTATTCTTTTTTATATTTTTCAATATTAGTTTTTTCTTCCGCACTATCTTTACCCGCAATGAATCCGTGTGGTGTTACAATAATTTTTCCATCATCATAACCTAATCCGTTGATATGATTTTTCATTACCGAAACTTTTGTTCTTGAAGCAAACTTAATAGTTCGTTTATCTTTAGTTGCAGTAATCTTAGTTGTCCCAGCACCTTTTTGGTTTCCAAATAAATAAACTAATGATGAGTTTAACCAAATCGCTTCACCACCTTTAGCTTTAATTTTTGGTTGTCCGAAAGGATTATCAGGTAATTCAACCCATGGTTGATTAACAATGATTAAAGTGTTTTCATATTTTGAGTCAGACTTACGAGAACCTGAGATTCTTTGGTTGATACCCATTCCAATCTTATCCGCCAATGCAGATGCATTGTGTTGTTTACCACCTTTACCTTCATAAGTCATTTTACAAGGTACAGAACCTACTGAATCCCACATAAAACATAAACTATAATCTAAGTTTCCTTTTTCTTGTTCGTCTAATAAATTATTAATGTAATCAGTAATTTGTTCGATATAATTAAAGTTATTATTAAAGATGTAAAATCCATCCCAATCTAATTCACCTGTTTCTTCATCAACAACTTCCTGACAATCAAACCCCATTAACTTAGCATGTTCAAATGACCATTTTTGTTCGGTAATAATAAAGACAGGTAAAATACCTTTCTTTTGTGCATCAACAGCAGTTTTTACAAGTGCTGTTGTTTTACCTGTATCAGAGTGACCCAAGAACATATTAAGGTGTCCAATAGCCGGCCCCGGTAATCCAACCGCATCCAAGAAATCAGGACCTAAGTCAAAAAATCTTTGTGGTTTATATTTTGCAGATACCGAGAATTTATCTTTAATTGATTTAAAATCGTTTTTCTTAATTGCCATATAATAATATTATAAAAACTTGGGCAAAGTGTCTAACTAAATGTCCAAGTTTGATTGTTTTATTTTAGAAAGGTAAATCTTCGTCTATCTCATCGTTTGCTTGAGGGTCAACCGGTGCTGAACTTTGAGATTTTCCACCACCAAATGATTCTGTATTTACTGAATCACTTTCGTAAGCGTATCCACCTTTTTCTGAATCCCATCTTGGTGTTTCTCCACGAGCAATCGCTTCAAGATATTCAACAGGTTTTTTAGAATAAACATCTAACCAAGTTAATTCGTCAGTAATCCAAGCGTTTGCTTGAGCCGGGTCAGTATGTACCGGACCTTGGTCTTCGTACATAATTGTAGATACTGCAGTATATTCTTTACCATTTGGAGCTTTTGTTTTATTTAATTCGATGATTAAATCTCTACCGATTTTAGCATCGGTAATATCTCCTTTGTTTCTCCAAATTGGAATGATTTTATCTAAGATACCATCATTTTTGTAGTTGTGTTTGAATCTCCAAAATTTTGGTCCGTCTTCTTCTCTATCTCTATCGATAACTTTTACGATATAGAATTTACGAGAACGATACTGAGCAGCTAATTGTTTGTCAGATTCTTTTCCGGTTGAAATTAACTCTTCATAAACCTCATTTAAAGGTGAACGTTCGTTATCATTTTTTCCCGGGTCGTAGAATTTTTGCCATTGTCCACCTACTTGTATCTCATGATACCAAGCTTCTTTAAATGGTGATGAACCATCACTCGTAGGTAAGATTCTAACTCTTCTTTGTCCAGATTGCTCCTTATCACTTAAGATAAGTGCAAAATATTTTTTCATTCTTTCGTCTTGCGACATTTTCCCTTGGGCTCCGCCCCCTGATTGTTTTGAATTTTCGTACTGTGCCAATACGGCGTCTAATGAACTCATGTGTTATAAAATTAAATTGTTAAATTGTTCTTTAAATATAGGTGATAAAATTAGTGAAGTCAAATAAAAAAAGGTGTCCGTTAAGACACCTTTGAATTTTTTGTTATCGTTTAAATGATGTTTTGTATTCATCTTCTTGAGAACCAGGTTGGAATGAATTTTTAATATCATTCACATTAATATCTTCAACTTCGTCTGAAGTTAAAACATAATCATTTTTCCCTGTTTTCTCCATTTCTTCTTGTTTGTCATCGAAGAATTGTGAAAGTTTTTGGTTGAACGGATATGAATCGTAACTTCTTAACTCTAATTTTTCTTGAGGAGTTTTTTCACGATACTTCTCAATTTTATTTTCAAGTGAGTTTAATTTATTCATAACATTATCCATCTCACCTAATTTAGCCTCTAAGTTAGACAATTGGTTAAACAAGTTTTCAAAATATTCTTCTTGTTTTGTTTCAATATTTTTTTGAGAATTAACCAAATCAGTTATTTCAAGTTCTTCAGATTCTTCACCTTCAGTTCCTGTTTCTTCAGAAGCTCCTTCATCGTCAATTTTTTCAATATCAGGGTCATTCTCAACATCAATTGGTTGTGGTGCCGCGTCTCCCGGCGCCGGTGGCGGTACTGCCTCAGATGGTGCAGGTGCTGGTGGAACTTCTCCTGCGGCAGCAGGTGGTGTTAACGCCTCTAACCCAGCTGTTGGGTCTTCAGGAACTTCCGCCTCTTGTTCCATAATATACTTATTAATATTGTGATATCTCGCAATTTCTTGTATTAATTTCTTGTCTAAACCCATTTTGATTATCCGTTTAATAATTGTTTAATTCCTCCCGCAGTCTCAACTCTAACTTTTCTATTAATAGTTGTTTGGTGTCCGGCTCTTTCAATAAGACCATCTCTTTCTCTGATTGTATAACAATCCCCTGTGTCTAAATCACAAACTTGTTGTGTTCCATCACCGTTATCTGTTTGAGAAACTCTAGTCGATTTCCCAAGATAGTTGTCTAATGCTGATTTTATGTTCATAAAATTGTTTTTATTATAAATATATCGTTATGTTATAAAGTGAAAACGTCACTTACTATAGTTTGAACTAAAACTTCACCACCAATCGGAGATGTATTACCATACGGTTTATATTGTACTTGTAATCTAAAATTCCCCAATTTATTAATATTAATTAAATTAGTATAATTAGTAGCAACACTTCCACTACCACCATAATTTGCAATTTCATATGTTTCAGCGTATAAAACTCTATTATTAATAGCTTTTCGTTCGTCAAATGGTTCTTGAGTTGTTAATTGATATGTAATATATCCTCCATCCGGTTTTTTAATATTATAATAATCCCAACCTCTTCCTTGTAACTCAGTAGATTCACCTATTTTAATGAACGCAATTTTTTGAGGTGGGAATGTCGGTAATGTTTGACTACTTGGAACATTAACAACCGGAACTTGTGATTGATTTGGTAATGTATACCATACTTTAAATGGGAATTGTTGTACCACAGGTTGTTCTTGTCCTTTATACGCTTTAAGAATAAACACAATATCAATCTGTGTTTTACCTTCAATTTTAGGGATATTAGTTATAAAATAAGATTCAACATCATTTAAGGTAACATTGAATTGATTATTTGTTACTTGTCCTCCAACACCTATCACACTTTGTGAAATATATTTTCGAGTTACTTGACCGTTAACTTCTTCTAATTCATACACTACATATTTCATATCAGGATTAGGTGATAATACCCATCCAGTTTCCTGTGGATTTATCTTAACATTTAATGATTGAGTTTTACTAGCGTTTAACTGAACCGCGGTACCAATCATAGTAATATTACCCACAGTCTGAGGATTAGTATTTACAGTCTCAGTTTGAGGGGTATTTGCAGTTTGATTTTGAGGATTTTGATAACCCCCCGGTGATGCTGCAGCAGATGCTGGTAATGCAGGGTCATAGGTAAATTGGTCAATTGTTGTAAATGTACCAAAATCAGTAGTGACAACAATAAACCCTTTCTTAACCACATTATCAGGTAAAAATTTAGGCGTAATAACTCTCATCGTTGAATCATTAAACACCGTTATACCTGTCATTCCAACCTCAACTCCGTTAACTTTAACCGATTTAACACCATTAAAGTTTCTACCATTAAGTTGTACAATCGTTCCTGTATTACCTGACAATGGTGAGAACGATGATATAACCGGTGGTGGACAAGATTGACCAGGTAATGGCGGAATCGGTGAAGGTGTTGGTGTAACACCCGGACTACTACCATTATTATCGGTTTCATTTATTTGGTTTAATAAATCAGATACAATTTCTTTAGTTGCAACCTCAACCCCTTTGGACAATGCAGACGTTAAAGCCTTTTCCATTGTCCTTTTTAAAGTTTTATACTCATCGATATTTTTATCGTAATCACTTGGTGAAACATTCTTTTGAGGGTAGAAACAAACATAATATTTTACCAAACCAATATCTAAAACTCTGTCAATATTATTAATCAACCTATCTCTCATAAAAGTAATATATGTATCGAGTGTTGAAAAACTTGCCAACGGTAATGAAATATTAGTCGATGGATTTGTTTGAACATTAACACAAGAATAAGGTTTTAAAAATAATGTTGATGTAGCTCCATAGTCAATATCTAACGAAACTGACGCCAAGTTATTACTCCATCCATTAAATTCACCCGCATTACTATTACTTATTTTTTCAAATGAACGAGCATAAGAGATACAATAAATAATAGTTTGAAGTACCGGTAGATTCGGTATCAATCTCTTAAGAGCCTCAGCAAATTTCGCCTCAGTAACACTAGTTTTGGTTGCATCAACCACATTATACCCTGCATTCAGATATACCGGAAGAACTTTACTACTACAAGTATTTGAAGCAGCTTTAGTTGAATTACCGTTTTGTTGAATATTTTTACTCTTACTTGAATCTGTTGATGCTGATAACACATTAATAACATCTTTCTTAATCTTAAGAATCGATTCTAATTTAGTTAATAAGTTCTGATTAATACTTTGAATAAAGTTATCTATCGCGGGTAAATCATACACCCCTTGTCTAATACCTTGAAATGATGTTTGGAATTGACCCGGTTGAATACTATGTTCAACTTGTTGTATCATATATGGTCCATTAAACATTGGAACGTGTCTTAAATTAAAATACATGGTTGGTTGCAACAACGCATTTCCTAAGCAAACAACAGAACATTTATAACTTCTCTGTTTGTATAGATTATATAAACTTGCATTTTGGGTTGTAACATTTTTTCCTGATGCTTGGTCAACCATATTAATTTGGGCATTTATCGATTCTGATGTAGCGGTCCCATTATCTTGGGAAACACTAAAAGAATAAAATATACTCTGATTACGAGTTCCAATATCAACATTAAATCCAACACATTTGTTAGATAAAGCCCAATCTTTTTTACCCTGTTGATTTTCAATTAATGGATTTTCAGACGCTCTTCTCATTTCAAAACCATCATCTCTAAATCTAAAATTACCTTTTGGTAAATCCAAATATTGAGATGGTTTACCCACATAAAAACAAACCATTTTTGAACTCGATTTTCTATAGTCGACATCCAAGAATGTCCCCCACATACTATTAGCAAATCCTAAAGAACCCTCTGATTTATTTGGAATAACTGTTCCATCAACATCTTGAACATTATAAAAATTAATATATGCCGGTAAATTCATTACTGTGAAATTATTACTAATTAATAATCCACTAATGAAGGTGTAAACACTCATAGCTTGGTTTAACGAATAATCTCCATCTTTACCACCAACACCAAACATTCCTTGTATATCAAAGATATTCAATATGATAGTATCACCAATATTTCTTGATGCCCTATCTAAAAATAACATATCCTCAAATAATGTTTTTGTTTTATAGTCACCACCCGCAATCCATTTATCATTAAGAGCTTTGAACACTTCGTAATTTTCAACTTTACTTTGTTCCCCATCAATTGCACTTCTATTCACCCTTTCAGGTAATTGTTGTTGGTTTGGTAAATCTCTTCTAACCCCATCTAAAACTAAATTTAAGAAATTGTCTTGTAATACACTTTCATTGTTTAAGTATTGATTAATCTGATTTTGAAATTGAGCAACCGTAATTGTTGGGTTTTTCAATTTTTGAGTTGCGTACATCTTAATTATTGGTGCCAATAAAACAACATTATCAGTTGTAAATTCAATATTATTATTCACAAAGAAATCAGTTATGTATGAACCGGTACTACTATACTCAACATTTCTTATCGTTGAAAATCCAACTTCAGTTTCAAGTGCTATCCACGCGTTAGGATTTAACCCTTTTGATTGTGAAACCGTTAACGTACCTCCATTTGTTGGAAGAGTATTTTGAATGTAAGGTCTAAATTTAACAGGGTCAACAACTTTTTGAGTGTTATTATGAGATAAATAAGAATTAAAAAGTCTTCTTCTGTAATCAGATGGATTACCATATCTAAATAAAACATCATAATTCATAAAATCTTTAATACCACCTTGGAATGTATTATATTGATTAGTAATTGTATTATTAAAATATTCATCTTCATTTATATTTGCCGATTTTGCCGGAACGGACATCAACCCTCTAAATAATGATTGGAAATTTTTAAAATTATTGTTATCATCAACGGTTGAAGTATAAAAAGAAGTCGTTTCTTTTATTGTTGAAATATCAGTAATTGGTTTACAGAAATTTAAAAACTCTTGTTCAAATGAGTCTAAAATTTTCTTCTCAAATACTGAGAATATTTCTTCAATTTTACTATATTTATCCTCATTTAATAACGACATAGGGGATTGTTCCTCTCCATTATTAATGAAATTTAAATATGAGTCGGGCTGAGGGTATTTAATCTGACTGTTATCAAAATAACCATAATTTGGGGCAGACCATAAAGTTCTAACCGAACCATTGTATATATTTGGATTAAAAGTAAAATCAACTACAGCGTTATTAGTTGTTGTTAAATTTTCAACACAAGCAATTTGGGTTTGGTTATAAAAAGTACCAAAAGAAGGTACAACAAAATATTCAACACCTTTAGTATTATTAGTAGGGTCACAATCTACTCCAGTACCAAAATCTTTATTTTCTAACAATACAGAATATGTGAATAAATTTAACGTTTTATTACTTCGATTCGCAGTAATATTTGAGTTTTCAAAATTATAAACTTTCATCCCATTATTAACACTACTTTGAATTTCACTATTGGTGTACTTATCGTATAACTCAAAACCTTTGTAAAAAACATTAAAGTCGTTTACAACTTTAGGATAAAACCCAATTTGCATTTTAACACTATTCGAATCCTCTTGTTGTAATGTAATAGTTGTTGGTGTGTCATTTATTTTAAAATCATATGTTTGAGTAATTGAACTTAAAATAGGACTATAATTGGTTCTATAATCAAAATTCTTCCAAGCACTATCTAAAATATCTGTATTTGATTCCTTATATTTTTTATAACGATGCCAAACAGAACCATATTTTAAAATCCAAGCGTATGGTAATTTGTGAATAGCACCAAACTTATTAAAACATGACGATATATAATCTAAGTCAGTTGTAATATCATTTGACAATGTTTTATATCGTTCTCTTAATGAAGCCAATGGTAATGAATTCAAAAACAAATAAGCCGATTGAACAAACGGATAGGGGTCACTTGTTCTAATATTTTGAACACCATTTTGAATTGAATTAACAAAATAAGGTGTGTTCAATATTGAAGTTGTAGTTCTAAATGGTAAAGCATTTGTTGGGGTTGTGTAATCACAATAACCTTCAGTCGCTACAAAAGTTTTTGGTGTTCGAAACTCATAAAAACCATTTAATCCCAATAATGCAAACACAGTAGGATTTTGATTTTGATAAAAAGAAAAATTTGTTACAGGTCTATTAGTAGTAAAATCATATACGTCTGTGAAATTTGCAATAACTTTTCTTGGTTCAAAAACTTTTAAAGTTTGTTTTGTATTAAAAACTTCATTTCCAACCGATTTATTACTTGAACTTAAATTGTTTAGACACCAAGTAGGGTCCGTATAAGGTAACGTATCAATAATCAATGGCTCGTTAGACGCATTAGATAATAAAGATTGTAACGCGTCTGATTTAGTATTTGATTGTGGTAGTTTACCAATATCGTTAACATTTAAAATACTATAAGAATTTTCCGTTAAATTTTTAATGTATGGTGTAACAAAAAAATCTCTAATGTAATCTTGATAAGCTCTACCGGTTCCTGAATTTGAAATAGTTTTTAAAAACTCCTGATAATTTGATGCCTTTAAATCGTAATTTTTTAATTTTAAACTTAAATACGGAGAACTCACACCAATCCCTTTAACAATATTATTAACCTCCGCCTCAGAGTTTAATTTAATTAATGAATCAATTTGATTTTGATTGGCCCTAATTAAATTTGAATAATGTGATGTTAAAAATTGTCTTTCCCATATTTCATAAAAGAATTTAACTTCCTCTTTGTTAACATAAGGTAATCCTTCTGATGGAAATTCAATTGCATTAATATTAATCCTATTAGTATCTCTTTGATTATCTAATGGTGGTGGAGCTGAAGGTTGGCTAAATTTTTGAGTTAAACCAATCATATATTCTTCCACAAATTCAACCTCAGGCCATTTGTCATATAAATAACCTTGAGTTAAGTCAACAACTGATGGGTCCGCAATGTATTTCAATTGAAATCTCCCTTTAGTGTCTTCAGGTGTTTCAACAAAAAATAACGGCCATGGATAAACAGGTATCTCAGAATTACTTAAACCTTGATTTGATTGTTGAGCCTCTGTTGTTATAACCACTTTTTGTACTGTCTCCGAACTTGGAGCTGACGAAGTATTATCTAATATTGCTTGTTTTCTAACTGGGTCATATTTTACATTCCATGCATTTGTATGAACGTCATCCATTAAACGAATAAACGCTTCAGCCGAAGCCATTACAACTGCAATCATATTCCTAACCGTTGGTTTAAATCCAAGACCTGTATCAGTATCTTCAATTTTTCTTAATAATTCAGCTGAGATTAACGCCTCGTATTCTGACAATTTTTTATTTGCCTGCGCCTCTATTAATGATATTTGATTGTCAAATCTTCCATTACCTTCAAATATGAAAAATTTTGTATTAACTATATCAACCGATGTTTTACCATTGGTTTCTGTTTTTGCAGCTGCAGGTGTTTTTGCAAGATAAATTAATTCTTTAACTTTTTGTTCATCCTCAATGGTTGGTAATACTTTACCTGTTTGTAACCTAACAGTTTCTTTCCAATTAATAGATTCATCTGTTGGTGGGGCTATCTCAATCGTTTTTAATGTTATTGGATTAACAATTGGAGATTCACCATTCTTACCTAAAGTGGCATTTTCAGACAAAGCATTATTGAATTTTTTTATATAAGATTCCAACAATGTTATCGCATAGTCCTTATCTTCTCGGCTAAGTTCTTTAAATACATATATTTTTTCATTCCCATTAGTTACAATAGGTTTTGGATTTAAATATTTATTGAACCATGAAAGATTTGAACCTCTAACAGCGTCAAAGTATTGTTTCAAAACTTCTTTATAACTTCTAATATTAGTAAGAGGGGCAACTTTTGCTCTAGGGAAAGATGCCATTATATTATTCTCAAACGTTTGTAATTTAGTCATTAACTGAAATAAAGTTAATTCAGGTAAATCAGGTGGAATTAATCCTTTGGATTTATATTCACTATAAACCTCGACAATTTTCTGATACCCTTTTTCAGAAACAATTTGAGTAACAACCTCATCTTGACTTAAGGCGTTATTTTTAGAAACTGCTCCCTCAACTTTAGATTGAGATTCTGCTTGTTTGTTAGATTCTTGAGTACCTCCCGGAGTTGTAGATATATCAAATCTTTGACCATACATATGTGGTACCGCAAGTAAATGTCCCATTGATATTTCATTTAGAACATTAAACTTATACCCTTTAAACTTTAAACTAACTTGGTAATTTCCACTAAACGAATTAAATCGAGCGTTAAAAGTTTCTAAATTTAATTGATATCTAATCGCCTGACCATAATATCCTTTAAGTGTTAAATAAAATTGTGGATATGGTAAGTTAAAAAACGCTGCGTATGGTGAATTATTACCCAATTGAAATAACGCTTTCCCTTGAACATCTTCCAATTCCATTGTAACTGAAGGAACGAATGATGAATTAGTAGTAACATTAATCTGTGTAATACCCAATAAACCATTATCGAAAACATCTTTTAAATTTGCAGGAGAACTAATAATATAAGGGGTGTCTCCATTTTTTGGGTCAACGGCCTTTTCCATCATTTGATTATCACCTTTAAATTTGGTTGAATTTTCACCTGTTAACTCATCGTAGTAACCTACACCTAAAAACGAATCTTTGGTTGGTTTTAACATATTCATTTTGGCAACAGAAATAGTTCTAATTCTATCTTCAGGACTACCCCCTACTGCTAGTTTAGTTCTTGGGAGAACTTCTGCTTCCAAATTTGCATACATAACTAAACTCTCATGGTCAACCAATCTTTCTTGAATTTTACCCTGAGAGTCAATTGTTTTATTTGGGTCAACTACAATGATATTGTTGTAATCAAACTCAACTAAAATATCTCCGCTGTTGTCTGCCTGTAAGTTACCTGCCATAATAATAAAAATGATTTTCTAACGATGCCTTATAATCCTGTAAAGATGGTAGTAAAGGAAATGGAATTATCAAGATAGCCCCGTCATATATATAATTTTCCAACCCACCAAATTGAGGATTAGCTTGTAAAATTAACCAACTAAAATATGGTGAATTGTAATACTCCTGTGAAACTTTATCCAATCTACTTTTAGCAACTTTATAGATATAAGCTTTGTCAGTAGTTTTTTGAGGTAGTTGCACATACGGAACTACGGTTTGTTCACCGTTAATTAAAAATTCACTGTATCTATTCCAATATTGAAAAGCCATTAATTAAGTTTTACTTTTGAAATATATGCCAATGAATTAACTCCATCTTCACTATTCCATTTGTTTATGTCTGTATTTCTATTTGTCGTATCACCCAATGATGAAATCATTGTTTCTTGAGATTTCTTTTTATTATCAGTAGCGGTAGTTAATGTCGTATAAAAAAACTCTCTAGATTTTTTATCAAAAGGTGTGTATATTAAGAAATTTTTTAATGGTGTTTTCTCAATATTATCAATGAATGATTTTGTAATATTTGTTTCATTTAAGAATAATGGTTTTGTTTTAACCAACCAATAATCATCAAATTTTTTCTCAATATCATCAAATCCGGTTCCAATAATACTAGCGTTACCAATTATATTACCAATCATTGCAGTTTTAAATGTTTCATATTTTTTAGTATCAAGAATATCATCTGAAATAATCATATAAACTCGTTTAAAAATATCATTTTGGAAGTCATTATTTTTACTAAAAGGATTAAACACTTTTTCAACCGTAGGTGCGTCAGTACCCGTTTTACCTTTAGTGTCAGTTCCATAAACTAAAATACCAGTATATTTTTGTCCCTCATACGTGAAATCATAAGTACTCGAAATAATTTTATTAAATTCAGTAATACCCGATTTAATTGTATTGATATCATTAACTAATTCAATTAATGTGTTTGCAACCCCATTTGATGTAATATTAACATTTGTTGTACCACTTGTGTTATAAACCCTAACAGGACCTGATTTTGCTTGATATCCATCAGTACCCATATCAGTCATCCCTTGAAAAATAATAGTATTAGCCCTACCTAATGTTTGGATATAAGTTTGTTCAACATTAGTAACATCCTGAGTTATTTTACTAATTGCATTTTGGAATGAACCTCTTTTGTTTTTAACTAAATTAATGTAATTATCCTTAAGTTGTCGAATTACTTTAGTTGAAAACCCAAATGAAGGAGACGACATCCATTGTATAAAACCTTCATCTCCATCTGAAATGTTCTTCTGTAATGACGCAAAAATTTCATCAAATCTTTTTTCAACATTACTTGGTTTCCCAAATAATACAGTTGGATTCTCAGATACTCTTATAGAACCTTGAGTATATGACCTTTCTAACATCCATTGTTGACGAACAGCGTTGTTATATTGATTAACACTTTCTTTTGTCTTATTAACAATTGTTTGGAAATAAGTTTGAGTTTCTTTAACAACTTTAACCATAAAATCAGAATAATTTAAAGTACCTTTCTCCTCAGTCGCAGTAACCTCATTTGTTGTAACTGTTCCAATAGCACTATTATTATTTTGACCATTTTCAACCTCTGCTTGATTCAATGTCGGTGGTGATGGAGGTGGTGCCATCGCTAAAAATTCTTTATCTAACGATTTTAAGAATTCTTCACTCGATGTAACATCTGCTCTATCGTCCCAAATCTCGGTATTAGCATAATAATTAAACGTTAACGCATTTTGTAATTTATCAATTGACTCTTTTAATCCACTACCACCAACAAAATTAAATCCCATTGTCACATTTGCAATCATAGGTTGAATACCAATACCCTCAGGATTGATATCAAGTGATTCATATTGTAATGACAATGACGTTGGTATTATTTTAGTATTATAAAAATCCCCAACACGTAATATCAATACTGGAGGTGCTCCAAAAGAAGTATTAGTAGCATTATTATATTGCAATTGTTGACTACCATTCACCTCTTTAATTGTTGGAATAGTGTCTCCCGGTCTTAAACATTGTTGTAAAAATGTTAGACGAGAGTTTAATCCTTCAGGAGTTGTTGAATGGAATGCAGGTTGAAAGAATTTTAATTTATCTCTCAAGTTATCATAAACCATAGGTGTTTCTGCCTTTATTGTTTCAAAATAATCACATTCTGATAATAACGCTCTTAAAACTCTTTTAGTAATATTATCTCTAGGTTTGTACTCTTGACTAACAACATCTTCTTTAACCGTTTTTAATACTTTATTCTCCTCAAGAACCGTAGTAAATTGTGCTGGAGGTGTAGTTGTTGGGTTATTTAAAGTTGACCTAATTGCACTAATATAGGCTCTTCTACATGCCATCGCACCATAAGTATAAACTTCTTTAGCACCTACTTTAATGTCGCCTCCCACAACACTAGAGTCTTGGTCAGTACAATTTACACTTTGTTTACTAACAAAAGGTAATGTATATGGGGCTTGTCTTGATTTAGAAGCTAAAGGTAATGTAGTGGTTTGCTCCCCTAAACTTTTACCTTGATTTACTAATAATCGTTTACCAAACTCCTTTTTAGTATTTTCATTTTCTTGGAAAAATTTAATAGCCGATTCAATCCTTCTTGTTGCTAATTCAGTATTATACGACGGACTCGCAGGTGCGGAACAACTTGCATCAATTGTTATTGTCACAATACCCTGACTATTAGTACTTAATTGTTTACCAATATCAACCGCCAATTGTTTCATTACATCATAATTAGGTGTTACAACAGTTTCAAAAACTTCACTAGTTTGTGCCGCATTTGGTTTACTATTATAAACACTTTTATTACCTATATATAAATCATATTGAGATGGGTAAGCACTTACATTATTCTTTTGAGGATAATCATTTTCAAAATAGAATCCTAAATCTTTATACTTTCCAAATAAATCTTCACTACTTGCTTGAGAAACATTTGTATCAGCACCTGTAGTAGAATTATTACCTACCTGAATTGTTTTTTTAATATATTCAGTTTGTTCTTTTGTTGTTTCTTTTGAAGTAATTGCTTGTTGTAGCAAATATAAATCATTAGGATTAACCGTATAATATTTTTTAGCTAATTCATATAAATCATATTTTCTACATCCAGCAAAGAATGAATCTAAAATACTATCAATCCTTACTTTATTTGTTTCATTAGCTAAAACTTTATTAACAACAACATTTAAAGATGACGGATGGTCAACAACTATTTTCCAAGTTAAAGTACCAGTACGAGAAGTATTTTTATAAGTATAAACAGGTTCCGGTCTTCCAAGAAATTCAGATGTGTTCCAATTTGCAGATACTTGTTCACTAAATGTTAAACCATATGGTGGAAACCACATAACTCGACCTCCATTAGGACCTCTCTCACAAACAGGTAAATCAGAAATCGCATAACCAGGAGTACTTGATGTTCTCCACGCCAAATTTTCTAATGAAAACATATACTTTTTAGCATATGCGTCATTTTGAGTTCCAATCAAATTAGTCGAATCTTGCCCACCTTCTTGTTTGTTTGGAGCAATATTTAAATTGTAGGTGTTATCAAATACTGAATCTGAAAATCTTCTACCCGATGTTGTAATACCATCTACTTTTTGTAAATCATTGTATTGTAGGTATGGTACATCTTTTGCAAAAATACGACAATACTCTGTTCCAACTTCTTGTCCCACAGCACCAACATATCGATATACTCTTGAACCTTTAGTAATTTCTTTATATCCATCATGGAAAACTTTACTAACTTGGTCAATCGCATTACCTACGTGTTGTAATCTTCGACCTCCTTGAGGTTGGCTATTAATGATTCTCTGAGTATCATCTAAGATAGAACCTCCTTTAAAAGTTATGTTTGTCGATTCAGTTGTATTATATGATGATGGTTTAAAATCCTCATCTTGATTTGTTACAACCCCACCTAATCCAACTTTTTTTCCGGCATTATCTTTATACTTTGGAGAAACCCAAGTAAAACCTCCTTCAATACCACCACCATTAGAATATGTAGGACCATTAGCACCTAACCTAACTTCTTTACTTGGTCCTTCATAAAGTTGTGCTAACTCTTGAGGTCCATATACCGGTGATTGTTGTTCTTTTCCAAATTGGTCAACAGGTAAGTCCCCACCAGGAGAAAACACTCGAGATGGTTCAGATGTTATAGAACCAACATAATAGTTACTATTATCAGAAAGAGTCCCTGTTATTGCACCTAATACTCTATCAAATACACCTCTAACAAAATTTGGTTTATATTTGTTGTAATCAATGTTTTTAAATAAACGAGACTTTTGACCGGCCCCTGTATTATTATAAAAAATTTGTGAACCTGTTTGTGTTCCCCCTAATAGTTGATTAAAGAAATTACCAATACCTGTTCCAGCAATTGCGTTTGTAACTTGTTGAATTGTTGTAGGTTGACCCGGATTAATCATTGGGTCAAAATAAGAACCCGGTATTAAAGAAACAGGTAAAATACTCCCACCTAACCTTAACGCAAAATCAGCAGCGGCAGTTATTGGATTTGCGGGTACCGTTATTTGCCAATTTGGTTCTAATATTGGAACTTGTCCTGATAAAATATTAACTAAATCAGTACCACTTGTTACATTTAAAATGTTGGCTTGCCCTATCGTCTCTAACCTAATTCTTGTCGCTATTCTTTCTTGGAATTCTCTTCTAAGAGTCTGAGCACCTAAACGAGCAATATATGAATCTTGACTTAAATTACCATTACTACCGGTTGGGTTAGTTGATAATAAGATTGATAAAGGAGAATACGATGATGCAACAATTGGACCAGGATATGGTTGTCCGTTACCTTGTCGGTCTTGGTCAGGTCTAACTGTTTCTAAACTTGAAAATGATTCCGCAGAGTCAAAAACATTTAATCCGTCAGCATAGGCGTTTAAAGGTCTCCATAATCTAACTGCGTCATAACCTTCATCAACTATATGAGCGTCTTGTTGTCCCGGTCCATATTCACCTTGATTTGAAATGGTATTAGTTAACCCATTTGGGTCAGGAACTTGTTGATATCCTCCCTCATTACCATATCTATTTAATGGATATAGTTGATTCGCTAATGATGGATTATCAATAAGTTGGTCAGGACTATCAATTACAGAGAAATCCGATGAAATATATTCATACGGAACTTGAACAGAAGGTCTGTTTGGAGATTTAGCATAAGGTACTAAATTTCTCGTTATAAGTTTTTTTCTGAACGAATCCGAGTTAATTAAATCTAATGGACTATTTGACATCTATGATTTTTATTTTATAAATACATTATTAGTAAGAATTTGACTTAGGTTCTTTTGAATCACCAGGTATTAACCTAACAATATAATCCTTAAATCTTGACTCATTAAAGGTAGTATCTAAAATTTGTTTTAGTTGTTCTGATGAAAGTCCTGTAGGAACTTTAACATCAACTTCAATTTTTCCTCCAACATCAACAGTACTTTTAGTGGTTATATTTTGATTATTAGAAATTGTTCTTTCATTTTTAATTTTACTAGTGTTTGAATCTATTGGAGCAGTCTTAGACGGTATTTCAACACCACTTTTTTCTAAAGCAGTATCAACCCCTTTTTTTGTAAGTTGTTCCATTGGTGTATCACCTAATTTACTAGAAACATTTTTACCATACTCTTTTAACGCATCAGTAAACTTATTTTGAACTGATTCCATTTGATTACCAACCTTCATTAAGTAATCCGATAATGTTTGAGTTGCAGGTTTAATACCCTCTTTAAAATCCATCGCCATTGTACCCAAATCTTTCAACGTTGTTTCAACTTCTACCCTAGTACTTTTAGTGTCTCCGAATTTTTTTGAAGCTTCACCACCTAATACATCCGCAGTTTTTTGAGCTCCAATTATAGTTTCTTTAACAGGTTTTGCGGTTGCGGTACCTCCAAGAAAAGCGTTTTTAATTGCCGCAACATCCCCTTTAACGGTTTCCGAAATGTTCATTTGAACTCTGGCAATCTCCTCTAAACTCTTTGGCCCGTCTTTTTGTTCTTGTATTAATTTATCAAATTCTTTTTGAGTTACTTCTTGTAATTTTTTAGTTTCTTCCGTACCATCTTCATTTTTGATTTTAACTTCATACTCACCATCTTTACCCATTTTAGCAATATTTGCTAAGAATTGTTTGTCCTCTTCAGTACCTATTGTTATTCCAGCTAAATTAACTGCCGATAGTCTTTTGTCTAGTTCCGCAGCTGCTAACCCCATTTTACTCATTTCCGCAGCACTAACACCTGTTTGTTTTTCCATCTCTCTAAGTGTTAACACACCTTGAGGATTTATTTTAAAGGTTTTAGTTTTCTCGTCAAAATATGTAAATTGTTTTGCAACATCCGCTAAACTATCTTGTAATCCTGATGGGTCATTAATAGACATATTCATTAATTGGAATGGGTCTGCTAATGCACCTGCCGATACTCCTAATCTTTGGAATGCCGCCGCGACTTCAATTGCACCTTCAGGGTCTAATACTTTATCCGCCAATCTAAAGGTCTCATTCATATTAAACCTCAACATTGACGCTTGTGCCGCCATTTTAGTTAAACCAACAACACCACCTTCAAATTGGAACCTATTCATTTGTTCCATATTGCTAGTAACGGATTTCATTACCGCTTGTGTATTACCACCAATACTTTGAATATATTCTATAGACTCTTCTAATTGTTTAGGAATCTGAGCCAAACCAACACCAATATCTAAAAAAGAATTGGTCATTTCCCTTGCACTAATACCTAATACTTTCTGAGCCGCGTAAAGTTTTTCAACCTCCTCAGTGCTCGCAATAACATTTCGACCAGATGCATCAGCAACTTCACCAATAGTTTTGGCAACATCAGCCATTGACCCACCTAAACGATTGACCATAGGGAGTGCGTCTGCGATACTTGACATTAGTATACCAACTCGCTCTCTACCCTGACCAAAAACCTTATTTATCTCAATAGATGATTTTTGTATCTCAACAACGTATGATGCCAATTCTGTCGCAACATCAAGAGAACCAATAAGTGATTTTTTATATTCTTCCGGTGATTGTTCAGCTGCTTGCATAATTTAAAATAGTATTTTATTATAAATACAAAAGGACTGAGTTTTCAGTCCTTTTTATTATCTTCTAACCATTTATCTAACAAATATTTTCTAACAAATAAGGGCATTGTTACAAAATCTTGATAAGATATGTTCATTAATTTGTTTAAATAATAGAATTCATCTATTTGTCCTTTCCTATAATCAGAAGAAAGGGCGAAAAAAGTCCACCCCAAATCCGACATTAACTGTCATCTTTTCTCCTGATGGGGTGCTTACAACTCGACTCATGTCTAATTTTGGTTCATTTTCATTCATAAATTGTCTAATATACTTAGAATCTGAAATAGGCATTTGTTCAACAAATTTAGATATTTCTGACTTATCCGTGTTTCCGTTTACTTCAACAATCTCTTTTTGAAGTCTCCAAGTTATTTTTGGAACTACTCTACCTTGAGGGTACGTCGATTCTAACTTACTAATTTCCATTATTTCACCATAATTTAATGGTTTTAACTTAATTGTTGCATTAGATTTTGGTAATATAGTTGTAAATGTCCCATCCTCATTTGGAGACTGGCCTTTAATAACATTTAATTCGTCAAGAGCTACAGTCGTTTTGAATGGTTTTTTAGTAAATGGGTCAATTAAATTTAAATCCATTTCAGGTCCAAATGCAGTATTTCTTAAAAACACCAATATTGACTCAACATCACCTTCAATCATATCTTCAATCCTAAGGTCTGGTTCGTAAATTTTATTTCTTAATAAATTTGTGGTAATATCTAACCCACCTGCCATTAAAATATTTTCATCAGAGGCGGTTAAATAACCCACCTTGATTGATTTTTTTTTGTTTTTGTAAAAAACTCCACCTGATGGTAATGGTACCACATCGTGAGGTAAAGTAAAATTTTGTTGTCCGTAATCTGTTGTTTGATTTTCCATATAAAAAAATAACCGTAAAGTTTATTGTCTTTACGGTTAAATATAATTAGTATTGATTTTTTATAAAGAGTATTAGTAAACTAAAACACATCTATCCATTCTTAATGATGCTGTAATATCCGCAAGAGCGTCAGTACTATATCCTAATGAACCAAAATTCACTCCTGTTAAGAATGTACCATATAAAATCCATTTCTCAACAACAACTCCTGTTGGGTCTAACATCTCAAGGTCAATGTCTTTTTTATAACCTGCAGCATAACCCATACGACCTGTTACAGATTCTGCGTGTAAACGAACCCACTCCATAAGAGCTTGAGACGCAGATGGTCCAATTGGGTCTCTGAATTTAACTGAAATCTCATCCCAGTTAAATCTTCCCGCAACATACGTTGAGGTATTTAAAAATTGAATTTCCGTAGATGCAATTTTAATTGAAGGTCTTGAAGCACTTTCTACAAACCATTCGTTAATCCCTAAGCTTGATGGAAACCTTAGTATGAATCGATTCTGTCTTTTCGGTTCGTAAGGAATCGGCATTTTCATCAATAAATCAGCCATATTATTTTAAATTAGTTTTTCTTTGTTTATTATCATAAATATATCCAAACGGAAAATATTTTTATTGACTTTCTGAAATTAAATCTTTATCATTATATTCCAGTCTAGTTTATTTAATTCTAGTTAATTTAACTAGTTTTTTTAATTATTTATTTAATACTAGTTCTTAATAACTAGTTAATATTCTTTTTTTATTCCTCCTGCGGTTGAATAAGTTTTAACAATATTGTCCGGTTTGTCTTTAAAGTGTTTTTTCATAACCTCCACATTTCGTATGTCATCATCAGAAAACCCAATTGTCGGTTTTGTAGGAACAAAATTATTACTTACCTCTTTTTTTAAATACACTTTTTTGTCTAAATCATAGGCCATTTCTTTAATGTATTCCACAAATTTCTCCATCGCACGAACTTTCGCCTCTTCAGGATTTGCAGCACCTTCCGGGTCATTATAAGAAACTGGATGGTATCTATTCATATTTAGATAAGTTTTAATTAATTCATCATCACTCATGTCTTCATCATCATTAATATCTCGATACTTTCTTAAGTTTTTAACTAACTCATCTTTATCAATACCATTAAACCCTGATATGATATAATTATATACCGCCTCTTTTAATGTATTAGGATTATGACCTCTTGCAGTTATAATAGAAAATATTGAACCATTGTTAATTGCCTCTCTAAAATCATCAAATGCAGGCCCTAATTTGGCTCTCATTGCATCAATTAAAAAATCTTTATCACCTGGTGTTTGGAAATTTTTAAATGGTTCGTCACTATATCCTACAATAGTTTCACCTTTATAGTTAAATGGTTCATCACCTATTTGATGTCTATACTCAGCAAAATCATCAGTACTCATACCTATCTCATCACCATCTTCATTCTTAAGGATAATCTTAGTTGGCATATGAACAACATTATCATCCCAATCGAAAGCATAATACTTCATATCGGGTGTTCCCATTTCATCTATCCCTTCATTTAATCTAATCTTTCTCATAATTGGCTAAAAAGTGGGGACGTATCCCCACTTATGGTTTTTATTAAATATTCTCGAACGAAGCCCCTGTTGGAGTAATGAAGAATTCAATATCAATGAATTCTAACGCTTTCGTCGGTTTCAAGTAAATTTTACCTGTTAATGTATTTCTATCTAAATCCTCAGGAGATGATGAAACTGTTACACGGAAATCATATAAACCTCGGTCTCTTCTGATTGAATCTAAGATAGGGTTAACACTATCTAAGAATTGTTGTCTAACAACTTGGTCGTTTTGTTCAAACAATAATCTTACCGCTACTGCTGATATTAACTTACGAGCTTGAAGTAATAATCTTCTTACGTTCAATCTGTTAAGTGCTGTGTCAGCAATTTGTAATGTTTTATTACCCCAAATAACCGTACCTACATCAGAGAAAGTCGCGATAGGGTTAATTCTACCTTGATATAATGTATCTCTATCTTCTTGAGTTAATTTAACTCTCGCTTTAACTGAATTTACAAGACCTCTTGTGTAACCCGCTGATGCGAACCATGGGAAAGCAATGTTGTCTGTTAATGCTAAGTTTCTACAAACTTCACCTGTTGCAGGTAAATAAATTTGTGTGTTATTAACAGTATCTCTTGTTAAAATCCAAGGATAGTAAGTAGCAGTATAGTTAGAGTCAATTCCTGTATTATCTAAGTTATCAACCGCCTCTTGAGGATAAATAATATCTTGTGGATTTGTTGAATCCGGTGTATACATTCTATAATCAGGAGTTGTTGTAATATAAACAGAGTCAGCTCTTTGAAATTGAACCATATCAATTGTTTCCTCAACTAAATTTGAATTATTAACATAATCAATACTTGCGGTTGCTAATACATTAATATTAGTCGCCTCAGGATTTGCAAATGTTAATATACCAAGTAAGTAAGCGTAATAGTCAGTGTTTGCAAAATCTTGAGTATTATTTTCAACTACAATACGTTTGAATAAACCTTCACCCGTCGCATTTGGGTATCTTGTTGATACCGATGCTCCCGCTAAAAATCCTGATTGACCTAATTGGAATCTATCTTCATTTGTACGATATTCTCTATAAATGTCCCATCCATCAAATCCTCCTGCAAAACATAAAGTATACTTTCTTGAGAAAATAAAGTAATATGGATTTTCTTGAGTTTCAGGGTCGTTTCTAAATTCAGCAACACCACATTCAAAAGCTGTTTGACCACTTGTATCATAACTATTTGAAATTGTTACAACTGTCGCTCCGGAGTCCATATGGAAACCTTTACTTACATAGTTCCAAGCAGCACCTTCAACAGGTGTTATAGAGTTAACCCAAGATGCAGGATTTTGTCTTCCTTTATATGATAAGAATGATTCATCAATACCATATTGTGTTGAGAATCCTAAATAAGTTCTTCTAACAATGTCACCAGGAGATTCAACTAAATTTGAACTACCACTCGCATTTCCAAATGGTGGATTAGCAATTGTCTCACCCGGGAAGAAATATTTCGTTTTAAATACAGGATATGGAGACGGGTTAGTAACCGAATCATATTCTCTTTGAGTATATCCTTCAAAACCACAAGGGATTGCATCAATTGGTGATTCGTCCGCCATCTCAATCATAACATATTTTGATAATAATGCGTATTCTCCATTTGTTGAACCAATTTTCTTAGCAACGAAGTTGTTAGAGTTAGGGTCCATATTACAGTTAGTGAATTTTTCAATAACAACTGGGTTAGAGTCGGTATCAAAGAAATTTCTAACTAACACATCAAATGTCATATTATTAAATGATAAGTTTGCGATTGAAACTTTAACTTCAGTGTTCGCAGCATCACCATCAGATATTGAAACAAATTTAAATAATTTATAAACTTTATTACCTCTTAATTCTGACACTAAATAAGGTGTGCTAGGTGATTGATATCTTTCAACACTGTATGCAATTGAATTTGATTGTTGACTTCTTGCCTCAGGTAATGCAATTAATTCAGGGTTAATACCTTTAATGTATCCTTGATTGTATGCATAAGCCAATGAACCTGGATAAATTTCTTCAACAAATAATGGAACTTCGTTTCTTGATTTTCCAAAATTATCAACACCTAATACTTTTGTAATAAATTTAGATGAAGTCGCCGATAAGTTAGTTTCAAAGGTGAAAATATCACCATCTTTAGTTACCCCTGATAATCCAAATGACGCAAATGGATTTTTATCAATATCCGCATATTGGTCAGTATTTAAAATTGTAACATTGTTTTCATTATTTACTTCATAAATTTGTCCGTGATTATCACTTGATGAACTATTAGTATATAGTGAAATACCTCTTGAACGAAGTGTTGCTACAACCATATTGTTAAATTCAGTGTAAGCAGTACCAATAAATGTGTAATAATCACCTGAAATTGTACCTGAGAAAGTTTGTTCGTTACCTATTCCCGTAACCGATAAAGCACTTATATTATAATCAAATGAGTATCCTGTATAAGCATTACCTGTATAATTGTTAAAATTAGCATAAAACCATGGGTCATTTTCAGATGCCGATAAATCGTTAGTTGCTAAGTTATTTGTATCTGAACCAAATTCATTTACAACTGTTGTGTAGTTATCAGTGATTGCATAATAATCTGTTTCAGGGATTGCACCATAAATGAAAGCTGTTGTCGCAGTTAAAGTGTTATTCCCAACTGCATTATAAATATTTGCAGTAAAATCAGTGTCGAATGTAGATGTACTACCATCAGATAATCTATATTGAGTATCTAAATTCGCTTGAATTGCTAATGGGAACGAACCTGAAACGAAATCAACAGTACCACCACTAGTTGCTCCTGTGAAACTTCTATTCCAAGATGTAACACCTGTTGGACTTTGGATTATTGTTGTTGGGTCTACATTCGCAGTAACTCTAATACTCCAAGACGGACCAGCATCATATCCTGACAATCCTAAGATTCTTGTCACGAACAACTGATTCGATTGTTGTAAGTAAGATTTAGCTATGTATGCCGCCTCATATTTAGGGATTTGTGTGTTAACAAATTTAGTTGGTTCTGTTCCTCCGAAAAAGGCTTGGAACTCATCGTAGTTTGTTATGAATACCGGTTCAAACGCAGGACCTCTTAAAGTCTCACCAACTAAACCTAGGGTAGTAACACCCACACTTTGTGCTACGAATGATAAGTCAGTTTCAGAAGTGTACACACCCGGTGAAACGAAAACTTTTTGATTTGCTTGTGCTGTTGCCATTATCTAATTATTCTATTGCAGATTTATTTTATAGATAAATATTCAATAAAATATCAAAAAACTTTACTTTTAGATATGTATTTGTAAAGAGTATGAATTAATTCTACCTTTTTTCTACCTATGAAACAGACAAAAGAAATCAAGAATATTAAAATTGACCCCGCCGTACACGACATACTGAAAAAGTACTGTGAAAAGCGAGGATTAAAAATTTATAAGTTTTTGGAAAAATTAATCGTAGAAACCTGTAAAGAGAAGAAAGATATCTACGGTGAGAATTAAACTAATAAGTTTTCAAACTGAATTGTTGACTCTAAACTATCATCAGTTTTAATAACATCAATACGTAAAATATCATTAGTGGTTATTTGAATATTTTGAACATCCGTCCCAAAATAATCCCCATTAATATAGACATCATATGAATCTACGTTAATCCAATTTGAAAAAGAAAGATTTGCAGTATACGCAACTACATCACTTAAACTATCATTACCTACAATAAATAAATAATTCTCCAAAAACTCATTTGGATTTTTTGGAAATTTTTCTCTTTTAGTATTGCCTGTTCCTGTTAATTCCATAAGTTGGGTTACTCTTGCAATTGCAGGCTTAACCTGAAATTCTTCTTCATCAATCAAATAACCTAACATGGTAAAATCATATGATTGAACATAATACTTCCTTGACTCCAAACTCATTTGAGATTCATCGGAAACATTATTCATAATAATTGGAACGTATTGACCCTTGATAAATGTATATGCCTGTCTTGATGAAAACTTCTGCATAATTATTTTATTCAACTGATTAAGTTCTCTCATTCGATTACAAATAATCTTAACACTATAATTAATATCCACAGGGACCGGTTGAGGTATTGTGTAGATATCCATTCCCTGTTCGTTTCCATTCCAAGTTGGAACAGACGCATAATAGAATTGTTTTCTATCAGGGATTGTATATTGCAATGATGGGTTAGTTCCGAACTTAACCTCGGGACTTCTAACTACCGTGATGAAGGGCGGGGATGGGTTATAATCTAAATCCACAAATAAGGCAGTCTCAACGTATTGAGTCCAGTTTTGAGTTGTAATTATAATATCCACCATTGGAACTATTTTTCCTGCGGTGATAACCTCTAAATCATTTTTAACAAAATCTAACATTCCTCTATCCAAATCGGCGTGTAGTACTGATTTAGGAAGATATGTTCCGTCTTTATTAATATATTCCAATAGTTGTTCCCTACGAGCAGACAATGTCTTCTGTGGGACTAATGGTAATGTCGGTATAACTTTCTTTGGTAATGGCATTTTATTTTTTAACTACAAATAATTTATTTTGTGAATTTATCATATCCACTTCAGTGGCACCATAAATTGGTTCTCCACTTGATTTATAAACAAATGAATCATACTTGTACGGGTTATAGGTAATAATCATATCTGATGACGGGTCCGGAATATTATCACAAGGATATTCACAGAAATCAATTAAATAACCAATAACAAACGCATGGACATTCTTTGATTTTTCTGAACGAACTCTGTCTTTTCCACCTTTTCTAACTCTAAACTCAACATCCCCTAATTTAACATAATCCGCATGCATTATCACTTTAGATTTATATGTCACCGAAAATGTGTGTTTGTGAAGGTTATAATAAACCATAACTCTTTTCCCAATATAATCTTCTTCAGAATTATTGTGTCCACACTTATGACAGATGTAAGGGTCGTCACCACCATCGGCTAAATCCCATGACCAACCACACTCATCACAAATTACTTTATCTTTTGTGACAATTTCAAATATTCTTCTTAATTGAGATTCTTTAACTAATACTTTCATCATTAATAATGTGTAGACAACGATTTAACCGGTAAATTAAAATTATCTTGGAACCATTTTTTCATAGGTTCTTCCCAATATTCATTAAAGACATTGTCTAAATGTTCCGCATATTCACCCATAATTTCTAAAACCGGTGCTTGATTTCTAAACGGTTTATGTGATGGGTCATTTTCATCATAGAAGTCAACATCAAAATAATTAAAAACTATATCACTATTTTCTTCTCCCTCATATTCTCCTTTATAAAATATTAAAAAGTTTTCATCTTCAATATCCATATCAGAATAACCATCCTCATCTTCACCAAAACCATAAACCCAATCCATTTCACTTGGGTTTAGATAACTATCAAGATACTGATATATTGCGTTAAATAATTTACTCTCTTTTATTACATATTCCATTAATCAGCCACAATTGTTTTAACAGGTAATTTAAATTTATTTTTAAACCATTTTTTAAAAGGTTCTTTCCAATACTCCCCAAACATTGATTCTAACGTTCCATAATCATTAACAATTAAAATTGGTGTCTGATTTATAAAAGATTTTCTTGAAGGTTCGTCTTTATAATATTCTTTTACGATATAAACAAATAACATCCCATTTTCATCATAATCGCCATCATATTCTTTATTATAAAACTCGATAATATGTGGGTTTTCCGTGTCTTTCTCCCCGTCTTCATCATATGTTTCCGGATTGAAAAAATCAATTTTATCCACATCATAAGACCCATCAATATACTGATAGATTGCGTTAAATAATTTACTCTCTTTTATTACGTATTCCATTAGATTCCTCTAAATTCATTTTCACTTACATAAGTGGCAACAATACTTCTGTAGAATGGTTTATATCCACCATACGTATGTTTATTATCTGACCTAACATATCCGTCATCACTTACCACATAATATCTAACTCTATCTTCTGTTTCATAATATCCAAGATAATCCCCTTGGAATATCTCAACACCCAATTCATCAAGAGTTTTCTGATACAATGAGAATTTCATATTACCAGGTTCTTGTAATTCAACTCGTGAGTTTCCATAGTTTTTAGATGAAGGTGCCATTACCTGAACCAAACCTTGTAATTCAACAGGGGCCATGAATTGGATACCATCTTCCGTAACCTCACCATAAACATCATCTGTTTTGGTTTTATATCTGTCGATACGATATAGGATTACTGTGAAGTTCATATCACCCAATAACCACTCCTCACCCATACCGATGTCTAAAGCGTAATCCTCCGCTCCGAAGAATTTACCTAATCTTGTAATTGGAACTAATTTTTGCATATATTGATAAATACTTCAATATCAACTATATTTAATTCAACTATGAAAATCAGTCCGCCAACTAAAATATATCTTAAAGATAGTCCATTACATAACTTGGGTGTTTTTTCTTCACAAAAAATAAAAAAAGGTGAGGTTATCGATACTTGTCCCTTTCTTTCTTTCCCACAAAACTCTAAAGAAAAAATACCGGTATTTTCAAACTATACCTTTTGTTACCCTCGTTCCGAAAATTGGACTATACACGCATTGGTCTTAGGTTATGGTTCCTATTATAACCATTCCGAAAAACCAAATGTTGATTGGTATACAAATGAAGAAGACCAAACATTTGTATATTTCGCAATAAACGATATTAATGACGAAGAAGAATTGTTAATTAATTATGGTAATGGGTCTTTATTTGAGTAATGGAAATTAATACTAGTATAGAATCGAAAGCGTTGTCCTTATTGGAAACCTATGAAGGTGGTAATAATTATTTAATTGAATTAAAACGTAAATCACAATTAAATAAAAAGTTTTATCCGACAAGAAGTCAATCAGAATACATTCTTAACAATCACGATAAACAACCCAAAGTTGCAAAGAAATGGGTTGTTCTTGATGCCTACTTCGCACAGAAACTAGCCGACGATAAACTATACACTGAAATCCCACAAAAAGTTTGGGTTGAAAAACTATTATCTGATAAGGAAAAGGCGTTTCATATTTGGGGTAGAGTATTTGAAACAGAAGAACTACATCATTTTTGGTTACCAAAAGCCGCAATCATCAAAGATAATACTGTTAAAGATGTTGTAATTGATTACTCAAAATATTCTAATCGTCCACCTCTTGAACACCAAAAAGAGGCAATCCAAAAATTAGTTGAAAATAAAAAATTTATCCTTGCCGATGATATGGGTCTTGGTAAAACAACTTCAACAATTATTGCAGGGTTAGAAACCGGTGCCAAGAAAATTTTAATTATTTGCCCGGCAACACTTAAAATTAACTGGAAGAGAGAAATTGAAAATTATTCTGACCGACCAATTTTTATTTCAGAAGGAAAACAATTTAGTACGGAACATGATTTTGTTATTGTAAATTATGATATCATGAAAAATTTTCATGACCCAAAAAAGAAAGATGAATCATTAATATTAATGTCAAAATTTGACTTAGTCATTATTGATGAAGCACACTATATTAAAAACGCCCAAGCGCAACGAACAAAACTTATCAACGACATCACAAAGAGTGTTGATAGATTATGGTTGTTAACCGGTACACCGATGACATCTCGTCCAATAGATTATTTTAACTTACTTAGTTTAATTGATTCACCTGTTGCCAAGAATTGGATGGCATATGTTATTCGTTATTGTGCCGGTTTTCAATTCAAAGTTGGTCCAAGAAAAATTTGGAATGTTCAAGGAGCGTCCAACCTTGAAGAATTACGAGACAGAACTGCGGGTCTTACTTTGAGAAGATTAAAAGAAAATGTTTTAGATTTACCTGATAAAATCATTACACCAGTGTATTTGAGATTGAAATCTAAAGTGTACGAAGAAGTAATGGGGGATTACTACAATTGGTATGAAAAAAACCCTGAGGAGTCAAAATCACTTACGGTTCAGTTCACCAAGTTAACCAAAGTTCGTCAAATTATTGCTGATGAAAAAATTTCACAAACAATTGAAATTGCTGAGAACATCATTGAACAAGACAAAAAAGTAATCATCTTTTGTAATTTTACTGATTCATTAAATAAAATTACGGAACACTTTGGAAAAGCTGCGGTTAAACTTGATGGGTCTATGTCAAAACATGAAAGACAATTTAGTGTTGACCAATTCCAAGAGAATGATAAAATAAAAGTATTTGTTGGAAATATCAAAGCAGCCGGTGTTGGTATTACTTTAACATCAGCAGAGGCAGTTATCTTCAATGATTTATCATTTTTACCATCCGACCACGCACAAGCAGAAGACCGAGCATACAGATATGGTCAAAAAAATAATGTATTAGTTTATTACCCAATTTTTGAAAATACGATTGAGGGAATTATTTACGACATACTCCACAATAAAAAACAAGTTATCGCAACCGTTATGGGAGATAATCAAAATACTGCCGACGCCGCTGAAGAAATTTTAAAGAGAATTAATGAAATGCGTCGTTAAACCAATTTTCGATTATTTATATGTAATGGTTAATCCAAACATATGAAAAAAATAGAACAAAAAATTAAAGAGTTAGAAACAGTAATCCTTGGAAATCACGTATTAAAGGAACAAAGATTGTTAATAACAGAAATGAAGAAAATAGGAATTGAGAAATTACCTTATTCTTACTCAGCCTTGAAACAATTCATCGACCCCGAAACGATGGAATTTCACTACAACAAACATTACAAGGGATACGTGGATAAATTGAATGATGCTCTTTCAAAGAAAAAATACGGGGATTTAGAGTTAATTCAAATAATTAAAACAATTGATAGATTTGATAAAACAATTCGAAATAATGCCGGTGGTGCTTTCAACCACGCATTGTTTTGGAATATGTTATCTCCAAAACCAACAAAACTTAAAGGGGAACTTTATCAAAAGATTATTAAACAATATGGTAGTTTTCCAACATTCAAAAAAGAATTTGAAAAAATTGCTAAAGAACGTTTTGGTTCAGGATGGGTGTGGCTAATAATCACCTCAAAAAATACTTTAAAAATAATGTCGACCCCTAATCAAGATAACCCATTAATGAATGTTATCGAAGGTGGTGGATTTCCAATCTTAGGATTAGATTTATGGGAACACGCATATTATCTTAAGTATAGAAACAAACGAGATGAATATATTGTAAATTTTTGGAAAGTTGTAAATTGGGATTTTGTTTCTAAATTATATGACATGAAAGTTGAAACAAAACTTCTTGAGACAAATAAAATGAAAGAGATACTAAGTGAAGGAAAATCAGAAATGTGTTCATCATCTGAAAATGAATTTTATAGAACTTTATTCAACACTAATCAAGATGTTAAATGGATTTACATGAATGGTATAAATAAAATAATGAGAGATGTATTTTCTGAAAATTTTGTAGAAAATCCGGGTAATAACCAAATGTCAGGTGTTTATGAGTTAGAAGGACCGGGTCGGTCAGTAATCAATAAATTAAACACAAATTACACATCATTCTGTATTTTATTAAATGATGTAAATCAAGTTATTAAAAAATTAACAAAAAAACCACCAATTGATTTTAGAAATAAGAACACAGAAGAACAAAAGAAAGAGGCTTCAAGATTTATTTCGGCAATTAATCATTATAAATTTCAAATATTTAATCGAGAAAGTTCAACATTTCAAAACCTATTAAGAGTTTTAATTGAAAAGAACGCCGCAGGTTCAAAACGTGAAGAAATAACTGCGTCAATATTAAGAAGATATTTTGGTAAAGATGTTAAAATTGAAATCGTTGGAGAACTTGGAAGTAAAAAAGACGCTATTAGTGGTGTTGATTTAGAGATAACCAAAGATGGTGTAACCAAAACCGCACAAGTTAAACCTTTCCGAGAAAAAAAGATAACAGATGATGGTATCTTACTTGAAGGAACAGCAAGTGTTAAGATTTATAAAACCGATTTAATGATTTTTCAAAAAGGGAAAAATGTTTTAGTTTTTGATAAAAAACCAATAATAGTTAATGGTAATTTCCTTTTTCCATTAGACTCATTATTATATGATATACAATAACGTTTAACAATATATTTATAGTTATGGCAGTTATACCGGAACCAGAAAGAAGTAAAATTTATACGAGAGTCAAACATCAATTAGGTGCACCACTTAGAAGTGTGGAACTTGAAGATGAAATGATGGACTCGTTAATGGAATTATCTATAGGTGACTATGAAGAATATGTTCTTCAATGGTTAATAGATAGTCAATGGGTTAATTTAGTTAACCTAAACATGAATGAGAAATCAGTTGCAAAAGCGTTGATTACTCGAACAATGGATTTTGAACAACAATTTAGTTATTCATATTCAAAAATTGTAGGTCTTCAAACAGAAGGTCCATGGGTTTTGAAAAAAGATTATTTCATCTTAAGTGCAAATACTCAAACATACGAAATCCCTGCAGGTCGTGAGGTTAATGAATTATTATGGTTTAGTGATAGACCATGGAATGCATTTGGATTAGGTGCCGCTGCTGGTGGATTTGGTGCAGGTATAGGTCTTGGAGCTAATGAGGCGGGATTCGCTCAAATGGGGAATCAAGGTTCTTACTTTATGATGTCAGGGTTTGATTATCTTGTGAGAATGCAAGAAGCAAATGTTTTAAGTAGAATTTTAGGAGGTTCACTTACCTATAGAATTACCGGATTACCTGATGGTAAGAAAAATATTCATCTATACAATACACCGGGAGGAAGATTTAATTGGAATAATATTAACGGTTATGTGGGTAAAGCGGTGTGGTATTGGTATTATGATGTATCCCCTGATAATAGAGCTGATTGTTTAAAAAATAATCCTGACGTTATTAAATTACCTTCGGATGTTCCAATGGATAATTTATCTTGGGAAGATTTAAACATACCGGGTCAACAATGGGTTAGAAGATGGTTCACAGCATATTGTAAAGAAACGTTGGCAAGAGTTAGAGGAAAATATAGTGGTAATCTTAAAACACCTGATAGTGAATTAACTATGGACTATACATCCTTATTAACTGAATCAAAAGATGAAAAAACTAAATTAATTGAAGAATTAACAGGAGCTGAAGGATGGTTAACAAGATTAAGACCAGAAAAAGTAATGGAACGAGAGGCGTTAATTGCAGAAAACTTAAACAAACAAATGAAATTTAGAGCGATGCCTCGACAAATTTACGTAATATAATATGGCAATAATTAAATCAATACCCTCAAGAAAAATAATAAACGGATTAATAATCGATTCTTCAGAAATTTCTGTAGTATCAGAATTAGATTATAAAACCAATGGTGAAAGTTGTATTATTGTTAGAGGAGTATCTCAATCAGTAATCACTTTAAACTCAATAACAACTGACCATGTTGTTATTAAATCAATGACTAAAGTCACAATTAAACCTGATGTCGGAAAAATAGATGAAGATTATGATGAATTAGTTGCTGACCAATATGCATGTATCGAATTTAGATTTGTTGGTGGTAATTGGTATATTCTGTCATCCGATGGTTTAAAACAATCATAAAAAACAAAAGTGGTCCTAAGACCACTTTTTTTATGCAATTACCCCTAATTTTTCTTCCCAACCCTCTTCGGCTAAGTCGTACATATAATCAGGTGATAAACCTCGTTTTTCCCAATATTTTAATTCTTGTTCTGTAACATCAAGAACATCTTCTTGTAATCTGTCTTGAGACCCTTCATCCAATGGATGTCCGTTTATCAACTCACATTGTGATTTTGTAAAGATACCTCTCTTTTCGGGGTCATTAACTAATAAGTTGTTTCTAACTTCATCTTGGAAAACTACCATTAAAGGTTGTAATTTCTTATTGAATGTGGTTACCGCTCTTGCAACGTTATAGTCCCCTTTTAAATCAGGGTTATCATCTAAGATATTCTTATCTAACATATAACAATTTAATTGTAATCCATCACCTTTTTTCTGTACATCACCATGAGACGCTCTTAACCCATTATTAACATACATAATCACATCCCCCAAGTTAACTTTTAAGTTTTCTTGTAATGCTAATTCCATATGCGCCATTCTTGACATACTATTACCTGACTTTGTTTTAGTGGATAATCGTTTTTTATAATCATCTAATGATAATTTAACTCTCGCTCTTTGGGCCACCTTACTTAAAGATATTTCTTTATCGTAAATCTTTTGTAGGTATTCATAATAATATTCAACAAACGCCTGTCCATTCCCTTCTAATAATAACTTAATCCCTTTATCTAAAAACTCCTCAATGTACAGCGGTAGTTTTTTAGATTTAATTGAGTTACCGGTAAGTTTTATTTTACCTTTAGAATCCATAACCGCATAATTCTTACGAGCTAAGTTAATAGTTGAGGGCCAAACACCGTCAGTATCAAGTGCCATCTCACCTCTCATAAAAACATCATTATACTCTGCAACATCAGCCTCAGGTCCATAATATTCTTTACCTTCTTTAACCTTCCAATTCAATCCACGACCAACATAAACTCGGTCATTTGCTTCATCCGGTGTGGAGAAGTTAACACCATCCGTATCCATTACTAACGGGGTGTATCCTTTTGACATAAAGAACTTAATCATTTGACGAAGATATTGTCTACCGGTACAGGTAATCTGTTCTCCCATATACATATCACCCCAAGCATATACCTGTGGTGCTGATAATGCTCCGAACATCGAGTTAATGAAAATCTTAATCGGTAATTGTTTATTACCATATGATTCTGATTTCGCCCTGTCTGTTTCGTAAAACTCCTCAGCCAATTGTTTGTATTTAATACGAGTATTACGGAAGTAAGTTAACATACCTTTCATTGCTCCTGTTACATCACAATCAGGGAATACATCGTGTACCAACTGAATTGAGGGATATAGGGAACTAAAATCGAGTTTTAGGACATTCTTACTATAACCAACTTTTAATAGTCTTGAAAGACCTCCTACAAAGTCAGTCTTAGATTCTTTTGCAGGTATCGCAATTCCATGTTTATAAGACCAAGCTAACATTAACATTTTCCATAATGTTGCAGTACCCATAGTTGAAACCCTTTCATATGTTGTTGGAATCATTGCCGCCAACAAGAATGAACCTTGGTTAAACTCTTGGTCAACCTTAAGGGTTTCATCTAAGTCATCGTCAAGATACCTCTCAACTAACTTATCTCCTGTAGTTTTTTCATAAGTGTCAGTTCTTCTCCCACAAATTTCATCAATCTTAGAATCAACACCAACTTTCTTGTAGTTACCGTTAGTTTTGTTTAACCAAAAATCTTCTTTGTTTGCATAAAATGGACCAATATCCAAGTGGTCAATATAAACACGACTTGGAGATTCCGCATTAATATACTTGGTAATGTATTTCAAACCAGCCGCTTTAATACTTGAGTTGATTGCTTGAGCTCTACGAACCGCATGGATAATGTCAATCACATTATACCCCCAAATAGAAGTTTGAGTATAAGTCTCAACCTCATTTGCCAATTTTAACATACCATCTTTACGAGTATATGAATGATTAGGGTTTAATGATTTACAAACTTTCTTTAAATCAATTCCTAATATCTTACTTCTTTCAAATATCCAATGCCAGTCAAAGTTTGCTGAGTTATACCCACCAATAATAGATGGTTTAAGTTCGTTAATTACTTTGAAGAATTCGATGATAGCACCCTTTTCTTCATTTTCATCAGTACATTCGATTACTCTATGGTAACCTTTATTGGTTTTAATTCCAATCATGAAGATACGACCGTCCTTAGGTTCAAGTGAGGTCGTCTCCAAGTCATATACCATTCGAGTAACCTCGTTATAGTTTTCAAACCCTTTAAATAATCTCTTTTCTTTGGATACAAGGTATTGTTCTACCGGAGATAGAAGTGTTATCTTATCCTTAGCTTTATCACCCCATGGGTCACATCCACCATCCCTAAAGAATTGGATAAGTTCTCGGTACCCTTTCATAGATTTAACTATAAAGGTCAAACCTTTTTCAAGACGTTCGTTTCCATGAGTTTCTAATTTCTCAATTAGAATCCCATACTTGGTCATCGCCTCTTTCTGAACGGCTTTCGAGTCGTTATAAAATTTTAGATTTTTTAAATCACCTACCCAAGCGAACGGGGTAAAAGTGTCTTTACGGATTTCTTTCCCTTTTCCGGGAATCTCCTTAATTTTGTAGATACAGTTGTCTCGGTAATCATACTCGATGGCAACTATAAATTCTTCCGGGTCATTCCCATGTAGGAATGACTCAATTTCTTCACTGTTAATCATATGTTTTATTTAGGAGTGGTTTATTGGCAATCACTTAGTTGTGAAGTTTACCTTACTCATCGTAAATAAATATAATTAAATTAAATCAAGAATCAAATTAACAACAAGCAGTTTCTGAAATAAAACTTGGTTGGACATTAATATAAAGTTCTTCTCTAATTGGAAGAATTAAATTACCTTCGTCATTCTTAATTAAGAATTGACCCTCATATCTACCAGGAGTGTTAGTATCTCGGGAGGTAAATTTAAAATAGATATAATATTCAGGGTCGGCACCGTCAGGTAAGATTAAATTAACAATTTCGGCGGGAGCGGATACTATTTTAGGAATACCCGTCTCCACGTCAATCATTGTAAAAAATATTGTAGATACCTCTAAATCTTGCATAAGTTGTTGATATCCGGCTCTACCGTCCTTAACAACTTGCATTTTTAATACAGGTAATGTTGCGTTTTGTTTGATGTAAAATTCCATAACAATAAATATATCGTTATGACTCTTTACGTAACTCTCCTTCGTAATGTTCGAATCTATCGTGTTCAGTTGGGGATAAAAGTAATAAACCCGATGACAATTCACCCTTTTTAGTTAATTGATACATATGACTCATCCATGTTTGTTCAAATGGATGTGCCCATGTTGTGTCCAAAAACATTTTTTTATTTCCTGGTCTACTAACAATTTGAGGCCAGTTACAATAATAAACTTCACCGGAACCATATGGTAAACCTTTGTGAGATAAAATTGATGAAAATTTAGTTTTTGGTGCGTTAGGGTCTAACCCAAGATGAGGTAATGATGATTTTTCAGGCCAAAACTCTTCTCTAACTGATTGAGGTACGTTATACCAAGACCATTGGGTTCCATTATCTCCATAAAATTCAGAATAATTAAGTTTTAAAAAATCAAAATTTTCTTTTTTAATTATTTCTAATGATTTGGTGTACAAATTTGGTACATATCTATTAAACCCATTTCGACAAACAGAACCTTCATTAGGGAAGAAAAACATATCGTCTTCAAAAAATAAATAATAATCTAAATCTGTCGTTTCAAAATGTTCGGCAATCCATTGTCTACCACCACAAATTCCAAGATTTTCTTTTTTTATGTGTTCAAATCCGTGTTCTTCACATAATTTCAAGTATTCCTCTGTTGTTGATAAATCTGTTGAATTATCCAACAAATATTTCTTAGTCTTTAACAAATAATCATTATCATAAACTTCAAATGATTTAATTAAAGTTTTAAATTGATTTGGACTATTAAAAGTTAAAACATAAAGTCCAACTTTATTTGTGTCTAAATTATTTTCAACACTAACTTTAGATTCATTTTTTGGTATTAAGTTATCATCTTTTAAATCTTCAAAAAACTTTCCAACCAACCCACTGGACTCAATTTCAAAATAGTTAATTAAATCAGAATGTTTGTAAGACATTATACTAAAGATTGATTCTTCAGTACCCATATAACCTTCATTAAGAGTAGATTTTAATAAACCATAATAAATTCCGTTAATATCTGTTATAGTACTTTTAGGTCCTCCAAAAAATCCTCCTCGAGAAACTCTTGTAACCTTATCACCAGCAATTGAATTTAATTTATTATACTCAAAACCATGTATTTCACTTTCAGCCCCATAAGGAAAACTTATAAATGAAAATTTTGAAATATACTTAGAAAGTTTATCAAGAACTTTATCATGAGTAAAATAACCCGGATGAACTGTATTGGTTAAACCTCCATCAATCCAAAACATATATTCTGAATCAAATTTATCAAATATTTTTGCATCGTGTAAAAGAAAAACTTTTGACATTACCAATGGGTTATAATTTTCTAATCTAGACTGAGTAGAATCTTTTAACCACCCAACTTGATTATACCAATCAGGGTTTGTTCTAATATTTTGAATTAATGGAAAAAATTCAGAATCGGTAAACCATTTTAAAGGTCTTTCAATAAACTGAGTATTTGATTCATTTCTTTTTCTAAAAACAAATTCTTTAAGTTCGTTATCCCCAAAGATTATCATATTTTCCTGAACATCTAAAAGTTGTTCAAATTTATCTAAATAATGTTGGTACGACCTTGACCATCCTTCGGTTAAATTCTCTCTACCAATATCCCATATTCCTGTTACTAACGTTATATTATTCATCAATTATGTTATTTAATTTTTCAAAAATTTTATAAAAATATATTTCATTATCAAAGTTATATTGTGCCATATCACTATTTTCATGGTGCCAAGTAGTGAATATTAATTTATTAAAATTATTTTTATTTCTTTGATAGATTATTGTATATAAAGCCTCTTCCATGTCTAATGCATCATAATCAATCATTTCTTTTAAAACGTCATCATACATTAAACAAAACTCATTAACAAGTTCTTTTTTACCACCGAACATACCTCCGACAATATGACAATTTTCAACAACATCTATGTTATGATAAAATTTCCCATTTGCTCTTCTTTCTAATAAGTGTTTTGATTGGTCTCCATATAATATTGTAACTTTATCTTCAACCTTATTCAAGTTTTCAACCATTGTAGGATTAAATAATGTACATGAGAAAAAGTCGTGGAAATTATCACCATTTCGATATTTTCTCGGAAATAAACCTCCATGTGATAATCCACAATCAATCCAATAATAAAAATCATAATCTTCCGATATATGATTTTTAATCCATGAGGTTTTACTATGCATTATTTCATGACATCTATCACTTTTATTTCCATTCAACATTTTTTGAAAATATTCATGGTTTGGATGTGAAAATAAATCATAAACAATAAACCTAACGTTTGATTTATATTCGGTAAAATCAATATGTTTTTCAAGATATTCTTTATCTTCTTGAGATGTGTAAATCACAAAATCAGATTCTAAATTTAGTAGTGTTCTCAACGAATTCACATAATGATGAATTCTACCAACACGACCACCTAAAATTGTGTTGTCTAACCCGTTATAAAAACAAGTTATAAATAATGTTTTGTTTTCCATTTTAATGTTTTAAAAAAATATATAATTTTGAGGTTTTCCGAAATTATTTTCGTCCCACCATCCACCAACAAAATATTCATTGGTTTTTTCAATTGGAAAGGTTTTCAAATATGTTGAACAGTGAATCAAATATCTGTCATTAAATAAAGGTACTAATTTTTCTCTTAAAAATTTTTGGTCCGAATCATAGTAATGACCTTTCCAATCTTTACTTAATTCATTCATTTTAACTCTATTATTTTTTTTAATTCCCCACATTCCACCCATAATATTATTATGACTAGGATTATCCCTAATTGAATGTAATAAGAATTCAGATTCCATAAAAATGTCAACACAATGTTTTTCCCTATATGATAATCTGGCATCTGCATCTCTTGATATCATTACTTCAACATCCTCATCGTCAATTGCCAAAAATCTCCACATCATCGGGAAGATATGTTCTTCACCTTCATCCATTAAGTATAATTCAACATTACTATAAGTTCTTAATTGTTCAACAACCTCCGATGGAACTGATTTACCATAATAAATTCTACATATCCAATCCGGAAAAATAACTTGAGCAATCTCAACATTACTTATCATTCCATAAGAATATTTTTGTTGCCCACCATATAAAGAAAATGATATTATTTTTTTCATTATTCTAAATCCATAAAAGACCCGTAATTTTGTACAAACGAATTGTTTTTATACGGGTTTACAACCCCAAATTTATTGTTTAGTGCGCCATAAACAATAAAATTACTAATCCAATTATAATTTGTAAATATGTTAATTTTTTCTGACATTGAAATTAAACAAAATTCAATTAAACAAAAGTTCCAATATTCTTCATCACTATAATCTCTTCTTGTTGTCTTTAAAATATCATCATCATATAAAAAAATATTATTAAAATGTTCTTTTATATATTGTTTAACTCTCATACTATTTGAACAAACAAAAACCATTTCATTATTATCACAAATATCTTTTATTTTGTTCATTGTATTTTCATTTATAGAAAATGCTGATTTTAATTTTTTGTGTCTTACTTGAAACTCTTCATCTTGTATTTCAGGATGTAATATTCTTACATTATAGGCATCTCCAATGTCATCCCACTCTCTAAAATGAATAATACTAAAATTATTTAAACCATTATCTATTTTAAATTTTTCTGTGTTTTTAATAATCTTTTCAGATAATTTTGGGAAATCATTTAAGTCTTCATAATTTAATAACCCAGGATGAGATAAATTAACAAAATATTGTTTATGTTCATCATTGAATTCTTCAGGAACAAACATTTCCCAACAATGTACCCCCGCAGGCCATTTCTCATGTGGGTATTTTATTTTATAATTTTCAAAATCATTTAAAGTTTTCCCATTTTCAATTAAAAATATTTGGTCAAAATATTCATAATATTTAGGTTCAAATAAATTTAAAAAATCTATTTTCCTTTTGGAATTAAAGTACAAATGAACATCATGACCTAATTCTTTAAGTTGTTTAGATGAAAAATATATTTCACAAAAATAAGTGTAAAAATCTCCAATACCTGAAGTAAAATTTATTTGTATGTTAATAACCATTTTATAATTCTAATAAGTTCAGTGTGTATTCTATACTACTTTCCGGAGACAAATATTTTTCATAATACTTTCTAGCATTTTCTGAAATAAAATTTAAAAATTCTTTATCGTCTTTTACTTCTAAAAATCTTTTTGTTATCATATCCGCATGATGTTGTAATCCATTTCTATCTAAGTTCATCCAATCTTTTAAGTCATCCGGCCTTTCAACTGATATATAATGATAATTTGGAATCAATGGTTCGTGAAATTCACTTGTAAACTCAAATCTAATGAATGGAATACCCATCGCCATACATTCTATATCTCTATAACAAATTTCACCTCTACCTGCAACAGAAAACGCAATCTCAAAATTCAACATTTCGTTAGCATAATTATCAAACCCACCAATTGGACCTCCACCATAAAAAACATCAGGACTAAAATAATTAAGAATAGGTCTTGTTGACGTATCACCTCTAAAATAAAATTTGTCATTAGATATAACCATATTTTTTCTTAGATTGTAATAGTAATCTAAATCATATTCATTTGACGGAAAATATATCCATGGGAAGTATTTGTATTGATTTTGGGGTGAAACATGATGATACACTTTTTCTCTAATAAATTGAGAGATAAAAACTTTTTTTACATTATCATACGATTGTAAGTTTAAAGTTGCCGAGGTTAAATCATCAGCAACTCCAAACACATATGTTTCACCTGTGTCATAATCTTCAATAATCATTTCACATTCGTAGGTCAATACATCAACATCATTTTCATTATGTTGCCACCCCAATCTAACTAATTTTTGTCCGAGATGAGCATCTCTATAATATCTATCAGTCACGACATCGTGTTTTTCCGACAATTTTTTAATAAAATTATCAAAGAATATATTGTAATACCTATATTTTTTACTTTGATGGTTTGTTGGTTGATGAACTATTAATTTTCTACTCATTGATTTTATTAACTAACTATATTATGGTGTAATCTACCTGTTATTCTATCACACCATCCTTTAGATGTTGAAAACGGCCATACAACCCAATGTGATGGTAATTCGTCTGTTTGGAATTCTCTCCACACTTTACAATATTTGTCAGGGTCTCTCATAAAACCAGCAATTTCGTTTTTATCTGCATCTTTTCTAAATAAAGTCTCATCTTTATCATTATGGAATGCAACAACCCAAAACTCATAATCTTTTTCAGGTACTTGGTCATAACCAATATCAATACAATGTTTGAACATCATACAAAAACTATCTTTCCATTCTTGTTCTGTTTCAAAATTATATGGATTTGGTGGGTAATTTTTATCCAAAGTATATTTATCAATCGCTCTCTTTTCAAACAACAACCCTGAATACTTTTCATAGTCTGTTAAAGTTCTAATTGGACCAAATCCAAACGGACCATCATGTCCTTCTTGTTTCTCACCATCCATACCAAATAGTTTTCTATTTGTAAAATGAGAATGTTTGTTTTTCTCTCCCCACGTTTTGTCGTCATCCCATTGTTTGGTTCTACCTTTACGAGTATATTCGTGATATACCACAGGAATTTGTGGATGGAACAAATCGTAACCCCAAGTATAAGCTCTTGCAGCAATTGAAATTTCTTCACCATGAAAATAATATTCAGGGTTGTGTTGGACTTCTAACGAGAAGGCGCCCAATGTAAAACAAAAGTGTGCTGAATAGAATCTTGCAGTCACAGGTTTTTTCATTTCTCTCCATCCCGGAATTGTTTCAGGTAAAAAGAATACCGCACCTTCAGGGATGAATCTATCGAATACCATTCTCCATGCTTCATTCACTCTACCTGCTGGGTCATTTTCAGGGTCAAAAGATGGTACGTAACCTGTTAATAAAGGTTTTTCATATCCGTCTTTTTGAAGACCTTTAATCATCTTGATTAAAATATCGTCCCAATCTTTAACAAATCTCATATGTGAATCTATTTGAAGGGTATATGTCTCACCACCATAAAGTTGTTGAGTTAGATTTCTCGCCCAACAAACACCTTTAGATTCTTCGTATGGAATATCCAAGATTTTAAATCTTTTATCTTTTCTATAGTCTTCTAATTTATCGAATCCATCGTCTTCACTAAATTGTCTTGCAATTCCAAAATGAATATTTTTAGGTTTCTTGGCGTTCTCCAACATATTTTTAATTGTTGGTTCTAATTGTGGGTCTCTGTAAGAGGCGATTTGAACAAATATTTTCATAGTATTACTTTTTGTTTTAAAAATAAAAAACCCTCGAGATAAGTCGAGGGTTTAATGAAATATATTTTATTTTTTTTTATGAACATCCCGTTGGGTTTACAGTTGTAATTACACCTGGACCATTTGTACCAGACACTTCAATAGTTTTAGTTCCATCAGAATACCATCCATTAGGGGCTTCGTTAGTTGGAGGTATACCTGCGGTTAAGTATAATGTCTCTCCCACGTTAGGACCAGTTCCACCCGATACCGAACCATAAATTGTTTGTGGTGTTGCAATACATGCAGCATTTTCCGTCAATCCTGTTCCTAAACTATATGTATAATAAGCGAAGGTTGATGTAGGTGTTGGTGTTTGAGTAGATGTTTGTGTAGGAGTTTGTGTATTTGTTGGTGTAGGAGTTTGCGTAGATGTTTGTGTCGGTGTTGGAGTTAATGTTTGACATAAAGTAAAACCTCCTGTTTGTGTACCATTATTTAATTGAACAACAATTTGAGAATTATTAAAGTATCCGGTCAAGTTTATTGTACTTGGACCAATAATTGTATTGTAGAATATAGTATTATAATCAAATAAAGAATCTTCACCATATATTGTTATTGATGGGAAATATAATCCACATGCCTCGTCAGATGTTGTCCCTGAATAAACATTAAATGCAAATCTATTACCTGTTGGTGTTGGAGTTTGTGTTGGTGTTCCTGTTGGTGTTGGTGTTTCACTAGATGTTTGAGTTGGTGTTTGTGTTTGAGTTTGTGTTTGAGTTTGTGTAGGAGTTTGTGTAGGAGTTGCCGTTAATGTGGTTGTTGTAGTAGGTGTTTGAGTAGATGTTTGTGTAGGAGTTTGAGTCTGAGTTTGAGTCGGAGTTGGTGTTAATGTTTGACAAGCAATAAAACTACCTGTTTCTGACCCATTATTTAATTGAACAACAATTTGAGAATTATTAAAGTATCCTGTTAAATTCCCAACACTTGGTCCAACAATTGTATTATAAAATATTGTATTATCATCAAAAGTTTGTTCTTCACCATAAATTGTTATTGATGGGAAATATAATCCACACGCCTCATCAGATGTTGTTCCTGAATAAACTGTGAATGCAAATCGATTAGCTGTTGGAGTTGGAGTTTGAGTTGGTGTTCCTGTTGGAGTGTTAGTTGGAGTACCAGTTGGTGTTCCCGTATTTGTTGGTGTATTTGTAGGAGTTTGTGCTGGTGTTCCTGTATTTGTTGGTGTATTAGTTGGTGTATTAGTTGGTGTTGCCGTTGGTAATCCAATACAACCATTAGGGTCTGATGATGTAATTTCACCTAAACCTCCTGATACAATAAACCAAGCAGTTCCATTAGAATAATATCCGTCAGAAACAGGGTTAGTTAATGGGTTACCAGGTGTTTGATATAAGAATTCACCAACATTAGGACCCGGTCCATCAACTACTTGACCATAAACCGTTTGAGGTGATGCTGCAAAATCATTACAAGCATCACTTGCATTATTTCCAAAACCTAAACTATAAATGAAATATAAAAAAGTTGTGGTTGGAGTTTGAGTCTGAGTTTGTGTTGGGGTTTGAGTTGGAGTTCCCGTATTTGTTGGAGTCTGAGTTTGAGTTTGAGTTTGAGTTTGTGTCTGAGTTTGTGTTTGTGTAGGTGTTTGTGTTTGTGTAGGCGTAGGTGTATTAGTTGGTGTTTGAGTTTGAGTTTGAGTTTGAGTTGGTGTAGGCGTATTTGTTGCAGTATTACTTGGTGTTGGAGTATTTGTAGAAGTTGGTGTATTAGTTGGAGTTGGGGTATTACTAGCCGTAACCGGAGGAAATGCTCCTTGGTTTACCAATACAACACTATTTCTAAATGAAGGTGCAATTGAATAAGTATTATTAAGTAACCAAATATTCTTAGTTTGATTTGGTATTAATTCAACCTGATATTGCCATAGAGAATCATCACATCTTCTATAGTTAAAGTTCACTATTGTGGAACCGGTATTTGTTAAAGTATATTTACTACAAGCCATGTTATTTCTGTTTAATATATAAATACTACAATAGTATTGATTTTATGTTTTTATCTTAAAATTATTTTTATGCACAAGCAACACAACCACCATTAAAAGTATATGAACCTCCCGACGCAGTAATATCTCTTCTAACAGAACCATCAGTAATCCAATAAGTACCATCGGATAATACTGTTGATGATGTTATTGTTGTTGCAGTACAAAAATCATTATCTAATACAACATTTTGAAAAGGGTTAATTGTATCACAAACCGGAGTACTATCGTAATAATAGTTTATAATCGTTGTTGGTGTTTGAGTTGGTGTTGGACTTGACGTTGGAGTTTGGGTAATTAAATCAGCACAACCTAATGGGTCTGATGAAGTAATTTGTCCAAAACCACCTGTAACTCGATACGATGAGGTTCCGTTAGAATAATATCCATCAGGCACTGCATCTGTAAGAGGTCTTCCTTCGGTTTCGTATAAATATTCACCCACGTTTGGACCTACACCACCTTCAATTGTTCCGTAGATTGTTTGTGGTATTGCAATACACGCATCATTAGAAGTTACCCCTGTCCCTAAACTATACGTATACCATGCAAATGTTGATGTAGGTGTAGAAGTTTGAGTAGGGGTTTGTGTATTTGTTGGTGTATTAGTTGAAGTATTTGTTGGAGTATTTGTTGGTGTACCTGTTTGAGTTTGAGTTGGTGTATTTGTTGGTGTATTAGTTGGAGTTTCGGTATTAGTTGGTGTGTTTGTTGGTGTTTCCGCAGGTGTTCCTGTATTAGTTGGTGTATTAGTTGGAGTTTCCGTATTTGTCGGTGTGTTAGTAGGAGTTTCCGTATTTGTCGGTGTGTTAGTAGGAGTTTCCGTATTTGTCGGTGTGTTAGTTGGAGTTTCTGTGTTAGTTGGTGTGTTAGTTGGAGTTTCCGTATTTGTCGGAGTATTAGTTGGCGTATTAGTTGGAGTTTGTGTTGGAGTTGATGTATTAGTCGGTGTTGGTGTTGGAGTCACAGGACAAGCAGATGTCGAAACAATAGTTGCTCCTGTTGTACAACCAATTCCACAATCAGTACTTAATTGATATTCTATTCCATCAATCGCATACCATCCTTCAGGGTTTCCTGTATTTGGACCACTTGGGTCAGAGAAAAACGCAGTACTCGCACTAAACACCGGGTTGTTACCCCATATTGTGGCTACTTGTATACAGTTACACGAAGCACCACCATTAGTCTCACTATGACAAATATTGTCAAATTCATATCTAATAGGTTCTGTCGGGGATGGTGTTATTGTTGGTGTATTAGTTGGTGTTGTTGTTGGCGTTGAACTTACAATAGGTGTTGATGTATTAGTAGGTGTATTAGTTGGCGTCTGTGTATTAGTTGATGTATTAGTTGGTGTTGGAGTAGGTGTTGTCACAACACTTAAACAAGTCGAACAATTATCATAATCTATTGATAATGATGATACATAATCAGAACCAGTTCCCGGGGCCTCAGTATTAACAATTTCATAACATCCATCTGATGTTTCTCCTGAGAATGTTAAATAATAATTTCCTCCAATCACAGGAAGAGATACACTATTAAAATCAACATTTAAAGCAGTACCACCCAAACAAGGTGCAATAAGGTATGTTACCAAAATTTGAATTTGAGTTTGTGTTGGAGTTTGTGTTGGAGTACCAGTTTGAGTATTAGTCGGAGTTTGAGTTGAAGTATTAGTTGGAGTATTAGTTGGTGTTTGAGTTGAAGTGGTAGTATTAGTTGGCGTATTAGTTGGAGTTGATGTATTAGTAGGGGTATTAGTTGGAGTATTAGTTGGTGTTGAAGTACTAGTCATTGTTGGCGTAGGTGTCGGAGCTAAAACATCTAAACTATAAGTGTATCCGTATGTTGGCACATAACAATTATATGTTCCATACACATAGTCTGAAATATAATTAAATGGGAACACCTGAGTCCCAAGACTAATTGTTCCACCTGATTGAGGTAGAAACGTCACATTTGTAGTTAAACCACTTAAATTATTACTTAAAATTCTTATTCCAATTGCCATATCAATAAATACTCAATTTTTCTTATTTTATTTTTTTTTTAACAAACACCCTGATTTATAATCAATGTTCCGGATATTTGTACAAATCTTGCTCCGTCAGATATTGTGAAATCCGCATTTATCGGTGGGATAGTCATTAATCTATCACCAAATACATGGTCACCCACATTTAATTGAGTAAAAGGTTTTACCGAATATACCGTAACATTGGCGGGGTTTGCAAATGAATTTACTGATTGACAAACATTTTGATACCAACCTCCCGTTCTTAAATTTTGAATATACACCGGTTGAGGTGTATTTGATGGTGTTGCAGTATTTGTTGGTGTTGGAGTCTGAGTAACCGGAGTTGGTGTTAAACTAACTGTAGGAGTTACCGATGGTGTGATTGAAGGTGTCGGTGTATTTGACGGACACAATCCAATATTATTTATTGTTAATGGAGCACCATAATCTTCTTGAGTTAAATCATCAGCACAAACAAAATCAGTTTGTAATGGATTTACTTGTGAAACACTAATAATTCCTGTACAACCTGTCCATTTATAATATCCTTCTTGAATATTATTATAATTGGTTATTTGATATTGATTACAACTCATTATTATACAGGTGTTGGGGTCGGAGTTGGGTTTATTGATTCATAGTATAAATCATTACTTGGTATAGAAAGATAATATAAATCATTATCCGGAATAAAAATGTAAGATAAATCATTACTTGGAATTGTAATTCTACAATTCAAACAATTAGGGTCTAATAAATTGTATTTTAACTTTAATAAATTAAAGTTATGTTTTATTTGAGACGCATTTAATGGTTCGGTGTACATTCTAAACGCACTTATATCACCAATCATACTCCCCCCAAAATATTCTTCTAACTTAATATGAGTTGTAAGACCTGAGTAAATTGTATTATCTAAATCATGTGTTGTTAAACATTCAGGGTCTTGTTGATAAACGATATCATCAATTGTCGGAGGGCATCCACCCGAAAAAGTTAAGTTATCATGAAGACCTTGAGTTCCTCCACCTAATGAAATATTATATCCAACCCCAATTTGTTTTTCTTTTGGAGTATCTAATAGACGTGGAATAATTTCTTCAAAGTTTTCTGCAACCATAAACAATTTACCATTCACATAGAATTTCATTGTTCCTAATCTATATTTTTCTTCGGCAGTCCAATTATCGTTGAATGTTACAATTTCAGTTGTTGCGGGGTCGTATTTTTCTTCGTGAGTAATTGGTGGCTCGATTAAACTAATACTATTGTTTGCAGTTGTTGCAGTATAAATTTCTTTAACGATTAATCCAAGACCTCCTTTATTATTCAAATCACAAGCATCAAACCATTCGTTTCGTTGAAACACCGCATCTATTTGAACCCAATGCTCAACATTTGAATAAGTTGTACCACTACAGTCATCAAAGATTCCTCTTGTAGAGCACCATTCAGTAACTGAAGTTCCTGTTGTATAGGTTATACCTGTTAAACAAGTTCCCGTTGTTTCACATCCCCCGGTTATTCTATATGTTTTCACACATAATCTTGGACTTCCTGTATCACCACTTAATCTTAAAGATAAAGCATTTGAAACTCCATCATATAATGGGTCAGTTTCAGGATATTGGACACTTACCTCACAAGAACATGGACAACCACAACTACAATTATATGATGTACCACCTGACTGTTGATAAACTTTTAAACAATCATGAGGGTTACTACCTAATAAATTACAAGCGCAAGTATCCATACAAGTTAAACCTGAAGTAACTCTTGTATAACCTGAATCTTGTTTTGGTGAACCATCGGCGTAATGGTAGAATTTGTTTTCCGCTCTCGCTCCCATATAAAAGAATGTTCCTTTATTATTTGGGTATCGAGAATTTAAACCAACAGAAGTATCACCGGTCCATCTATATCTTAACATAAATTCGGCACTCCAACCTAAATTAGGTCTTTCAGGAAAAATTTGGTAATCATAACCAGCAACCTTGTAAAATCCTTGGAAGAATCCACCATCTAATCTCGCAACATATCCAATATCACCACCGGCATTGTTGTACGATAAATCATACGAATATGAATTATCATTCCATAATCTATTCTGTGATGTTGTGAACCCAGTGATTGGGTGCATTTTCATCCTTCTATCGTATTTGTATCTACTAAATTTGTCTGATTGTGTGGTATAAAGCCCGGTATTAATTTGAATTGTTTCTCCGGACATATGTTTTACCAAACCATTGTCAATTCCCGTTAAACCAACATCACATAAGTCAGTTATTATAGGGCAAAAATTTGGGTCAGTATCAGTAGGGTTCCAATAATTTTCTGACACAATAGTGTCATAATCAAATGTACACGCACTTGTAGTACATAAAGTTGTTCCTGAACTATTGAAATTGAATTTAAACGGCATTCTATTACCATCCAATTCACCAATTAATAAAGGTGAAAAAACAACCTCTTGGTCGTAATCTTTTTCGTCTGAAGCAAGACAAATGTCCGTGATTTCATTCGCCGGTTTTAGACCCCATCGTCTAAAATTATACTGATTAATGTTTTGATATGCCATATACAATTGATAAATACCTTGATTCGTAGTATTTATAATTAAAAAGAATAGATGATTAGCGTAGACACAGAATTTTATTCATCACCTTATTATTTTCTTATCAGAGATAAGGGGGATAAATATTCCTTATATTTCTCTGTAGAGGAAACTTTAACTGAAGCTCGTAAAAAAGACGAGGTTATCCACTTTGATAAAAAGAAAGGAAAGAAAGTTAAAAATTATTTGGAAAAAACCGTAAAAGACAAAAAAAAGAAATCAACCAAAACACTTAAAACTGATTTGGAAGAATTGGTGAATTCAGACGGTGCTATGTCAAACTCAGCAATTCCAATTCTTGACCCAAAACTTCACCCAAAGAAAACGATGGACCAAACCATAGCAGCAGCGAGAATTACAAACGACCCTATTGCTCGTGGTTATAGAACATATTATGGGGAATCAGTTGAAGAAATTGAGGAAATTGATATGTCCGGTGCATTTGGATATGAAGAAACTGAAGACATGGACGGTAAAGACACTTTTGAATATTTGGTAAACGATATGGGAATGGAACCGGAAGACGCTGAAGAAAGAACAAAACAAAAAGGTCAAGACCCAACAGGTAAGAAAGATAAAAAGTCCCCTTATTATAAGGACCCAAATTTTATAACAAGAGCAACATTATCTGAAATACAAAAACAAAAAGCAATTAAAGTTGTTGAGGATTTATTAGTTAAGAAAAAATCGTCAAACAATGCCGATGTAAATAAAAAAGAATTGGAGACTTCAAGAATGTTGAAAAGAAATTTATTGGTTTTGAAGAAACAAGCGGAAAAGGAAGGTATTTCAGTTTCTGAATTAATTAAAATGTTAAAAAGTGAATAAAGACCTATACAATTCATCCAAAGGTGAAATCGAATTTCCTAAAGAAAAAAAGGAACATATGAAAAAATGTTTCCATATGGTTAAAGGTGCTGATGAGAATACGGAAGGTTTTAACAGAAATAAGGAATTACAAAATCAAAATTTTATAGAATACAAACAATTAAAGAGAATTAAAAACTTCTTTGATAATTTTATTGGAAATCAAAATGAACCGTCATTTATTTTGAATGGTGGTGTTGTTATGAAAAATTGGGTTAATGATGAACTTCGTAAAATGAGAGAATTTGGAGATTTAACCAAAAGAAACAAAAAAGATACGGGGATGCAAAACTCATACATTAAACCTCACGAGAAAAAAGATTTTACAAATGTAAGAAAATCTCAAGAACATTCTAAAACTGTTGAACGATATGATGAGGCGGTTACGAATACTTTAAAAAGAATAAACGAAATAATGTTAAAATTATAATTATGGCAACCGAAATTACAGTGGATTTATCACAAAATGTTGAAAACAACCTTTCAGCCATTGCTGAAATGGAAAGAGCTAAACTAATACCTAAAAATGATTACAACGCCGCAGGTAACGAATATTCTTCAGTGAATAAAGATGCCGTAGCAGATGGAGATAATAAAGGTAGAGGGACAGGAGTATTCCTTGATGTGTATAATACAGCAGCAGGTACTGCTCAAGATATTATCGAAAGAAAGGACGATATTAAAATAAATAAATTTAATTCATCTAACACTTACCCGAACTTTCAACTATAATGAAACTGCAAAGCTCTCTTAAAAGTTTAATATTAGAAATTGCGTCAATCGAAAGTGTTATTGACGCAATCAAAAATAAACGAGTAATGGGTACTAGTTACGATGGTGACGAACCAGGTGGTAAAGGTCAAAGACTAATAGAACCTGTTTGTGTCGGAGTCAGTAAAGCTGGTAACCGAGTTGTTCGTGCTTGGGAAAGAGAGGGAGCATCTCACACCGCAACAATTGGTTCACAACCATTACCCGGATGGAGACTTTTTAGATTAGATAAAACATTCACTTTCCTACCAACATCAGACGTTTTTGATGAAATGAGACCAGGGTTTAATCCTAATGGAGATAAAAGTATGGTTTCTGTTGAGATAGTTGCTAATTTTACCACACCACCAACACCTTCTATAATACCTCAACAATTTCAACAAACACCTGAAACTCCGGAAACACCACAGCCAAACAATGATGAGGTTATTGATAGAACAATTGATTCATTAACAAACGAGTTTACACAGAAATACGGTGAAGGTGGATTTGATTTATCCAAATCAGCTGAAGCGTTCAAACGAATCTACGCAGCAATAGAATTAGAAACCGGAAATAAATTAACAGACGCCGAAAAAGCGTCATTAAGAACAATAATAACAAACAAATTACAAAAATAATTTTAACCTTATAATGACAAAATCATAAATTCGTTTATGATTATATTAAAATTCAAAACTTATGAGTGATTTAATGCAAAAATTAGCAATGTCAAACGCTAAAGCCCTAATGAGAGAAACCGATAGTCCAAGAAGAATGGATTCATCATCACAATCAATGGTTCAACAATTTGACGTTCCAAACGTAAAATATAACATACCACAAGAATATCTACAAGAAAGTCCTCAACAATCGGCACAACCATACCTTTCATCATTACCTGTTGAAAATACTAAACCTGTTGGTGTACCTACGGTTGACGCAATTAAAAATTCAAAACTACCGGATGAAATCAAAAAATTAATGATGGAACATCCAATTGCTCAACCAAACCAATCTCCTACAATGACAATGTCTAACGAGTTAATTGAAAAATCAAGAAGATTGATGGGTCATAACGAAGGAAGTTATATTCCTGAATCCGCAAAACCAAAATCAGCACCTATTCAACAATCGGAACCAACTCAAAATACCGGAATTAATTATAAATTAATTCAAAAAATGATTAATGAGGCGGTTACTAAATCATTAAAAGAAAATGGTTTGATTGCTGAAAGTACAGAAAAATCTAACGAAACGTTTAGTTTTAAAGTCGGAAAACACGTATTTGAAGGTAGAGTAACAAAAATTAAAAAAATGTCTTAACGACTTTCTTTCTACGACATAAATTATTATATTTTAGTGAATATAATAAATAACTATGTCAAAAATAAAAGTATTAGTCGTACCATCCGACAGAAGCGGAGTTGGTAAATTTAGGTCAGTCGACCCTCACATTTTCTTACAAAATCTTTATGGTGATGATTTTCATATTGATATCATCTATGACCCGTCCTATGACGATATGAATTTTTGGAAACAATACCAAATTGTTAGTTTCCATAGAAGTATCGGTCCTGATTTTGAAAAGTCTCACGAATTAATCCAAAAATTAAATACTATGGGTATCATAACTGTTTGTGATATCGATGACTATTGGATGCCTG